ATAAAGGGGGGAGGGACTGTTTTCGAGACCCCCCCCGGGTGGTTAGAGTTCCTTTGTTAATGTCCATAGGGGGATAAGGCGAACCCAACAACAAATTTGTTGGCATTATGCTGTTTGTTTCTCATTCTTGTACACTTTCTTGTAAATACCAAGGAAGTCAAGGCGAATAATCTCATCAATTGCACGCTCAATCTCAGCTTCTTTTTCGTCATCTGTCATTGTGTCGTCGACCTTGGCAATCCGAGCTAAGTAACCAGGTGTATTGTAACCTTTCTCAGCATCGAACAGGAACCAATGATCGAACTGAGTAAACGGATCATACGGATTGTCATCGGTTGTCAATCTGCAGCCTTCAACCATTTCGATCATCCTTTCCCTTTTCTAAGAGCATTAATAGTGGATACAGAAACATTGAAATGTTCGGCAAGAGTAGAAGTTGGCGGAGGATTATTACTATTAAGAGCAGCAATAATACGAGCCTTTTGTCCTGCTGTTAATTCAGTTCTTTCACGAGGAGTTGCATATTCACGAACTTTGTCAGGATCAGCATAATTTAGGATTTTCTCCAGGTTGGTTTTGTTTATAGCCCCAGCCTGAATTGCTTCCCATTCGCGCGGTGTAATGTCAATCTTTCTTCGAGATGCACCATAACGAATTCGTCCTTCTGCTAAAGCGACATCAGTTGCTTTACGCAATTCCTTTTTTGTAATACCGGGTATGTCTTTCTTAGCAAGGTATACGGATCGAGAATACAATTGTGCCATTCTCTCCCTAGGGGCATTAAGTTCGGCAAGCAACATTTCTGAAAGAAGATGTTCTGCTTCTTCATGATATTGTTCTTCTGCCTGCTTATTAAACTTAATATCTCCAGTCGCCAGATACTCCTTTCGAGCTTCGTTTGCCAGAGCTTTAAGAGTATTGGAGTACTTAGCGTAGGCTACCTCCTTAGGGTTATACTTATCATATACGATGTCCATTGCATCGTCTTTGGTAGAGAGTAATGGCACTTCCTCAGTACGTTTTACTTCTTTACCGGTCTTCTTATCAATATACGTTTGAGGCTGCAATTGCCTTTCAGTATACTCATATTTACCAGTTTCAGGATTAATATGAGGCGAGCCAGTGGGTTTAGTAATACGAGTAGGAGATTTAGCACGAGAAAGAATTGTAGAAGCACCATAATGAATAGATCCGTCTTCTTCATCGATGCGTTCTTGATACTTTCTTTTCATCTCCGCGATATGGTTATCATGTTCGCTTTGTTTCCAGTCGAGATGATGTTTCTCAGCATCAATAACAACTTGAGCATGGCGAGCAACTAAAGCAAGATCTTCTGGTGCAGCACCCTTAAGGGTCATATCTGTCATAAGATTACTTACATTACCCATTTCCATATCGGTTCGGGTCATAGGTTTGAATTCTCGACCATTTTTGAAATAATGAGTTACTTTCTTTTCTTCGTATGCAGGAGTTCCATCTTCATTGAATGCAGGTTTTCCATATTTATCTTTAACACGGACCATTTCCATTCGATCTTCAGAATAATCATATTTATATTCTGTTTTAGGATCAAATCCTTCAAGACCGGGCAGAGGAGGACGATTAACAATCTTGGTATCCGTATAACGAGGATCGTTACAAGGAATACACATAACTGTATCGCCGTCGAAATCGGCACCGGAAAGGATATCCGCATTACGTTTATTTAAACCAATAGCATCAATCGGATTCTCTCCAATCAGTTCACGACCCTGAGCATTACGGTTATTAACTTTAAGAATGCAAATCTCAAAGTTGCCCTGATGCGGGAAACGAACAACAGCTAAAGTTTCACCATCTTTGAAATTGGGTGCATAAACTTCATCGTCTTTCAAAGTGGGGATAGGGAGAATGACCTGATATTTTTGGCGGGGAAGACTGGCAGCCTGCATATGCACAGCATCCGAATCACAACCATCTGCAAAATCTAATAACAATGATTTCTTAACCGTCGGATTTGTAAGAGCGAGGATGTCTTGGAGCTCGGCCTTCTTTTCCGTAATGGCCAAATCTAATTGTTTATTTATCAATTGTAATGGTTGTTTAGCAAGGAACTGATGCGGAAGGGTATCTGTCCATTCTTCCCAGTCACCTTCATGTCGGGTTTTGTTTATCAAACCGAGTTTGGTTTCACCGGTCTTAGGATCAGTATAATGATACTGTCCGCCAGTTTCACGAAGCAATGCACCAAAAGGATTGTCTTTAAGAACCTCACCGGTCTTAGGATCGGTTTTCGCTTTCTTTAGAACATCCTCACCACGATGCTTATTTGTGTTAAAGATGACATCAATACCGTCAGGCATATGATCCGAATAATGTGCCATGCCTTTCAAATATTTATTGCCATCAACAAGTATACGAACCTGAGCATAATGACTACCCTGCATATCAAGATCAGGAACATTACGACGAATCTCAATAGTTCCATCTTTTTCAATGCCAGTATGCCCATCAGGAGCTACGTCATCAGCATATCTAATCATTAAACGAGAACTATCCATAGAAGCCGGAGGTTCCCATTTCTTAGTAATATGCTCTTCACCATCCATCGTTTCACGTACAACATAATCCTTAACGGATTGTATCAACTCAGGATGATTATACACATCACTCCATTTTTGATCTGCTGTAGCTAGCACACTGAGCGTGGTCTTTTGTCCAGGGTTCGTAGCCTGAGGTACGCGTCCAAAGAACATCTGATATCCACGATCTTGAAGAATAGACAGAGCTTCAGCCATCTTGGTTTTTGAAATATTCAGAGATTTCTCAATGCTTATTTCTTTATCAACCCCAGAACCAACATCAATCATCTTCTTTTCTTTGACCTGTTCCTCAAGAAAATCAGCAAGATTAGAAGAAATATTGACACGTTCCAAAGCTTTAGGATTAAGCCAAGAGGCTAATGTTGAATCAGGAACACCAAAACTTTTAGCTACCGCTTTCTTGCTCATTCCGGAGTTCAACATTTCTTGAGCTTTAGCAGCCCTGGTTCGCTTCCAATCGTGAAGGGCTTTACTATACTCAATACGAAAGCTTGTAGTATTGCCAGAACCATCGCGATTAACACATCCACAAAGAGCCGCTAACTCTTTTTGATTTGTAATCCCTTTTTTCTTATAAAAATCAACACGTTCCAGAAAGCTATTGATACCAGATTGATACGGCTTGTCTCCGGATCCTTTGGGAAATCTTCCGGAACCAACTCCGTTGGAGCTCGCTTCTTTAGTCCGACCGCCCGGACCATGAGCACTTGCTCCTTGGGCCTCATAAGTGCTTCCGTGAGCGAGCTCTGCATCGACCTCATATAAATCGAGAGGATCGCCAGAATATGCGCCCAGCATTTCCAAAGTAATAGGATCCATAAAGTTATGCCCCTCTTTCTTTCATTCGTCTGATTAATTTATCAAAATGAATGATTTTATCCATGATCGGAACAATCTGATCGGCTTGAGGATTAACAGTGGTGACTTCATCATTTTTATATATCCTCAATTCCATGGCTATTGTTCCAGGTTTAACTTTATATTCTAAGCAGAACAAAGCTGCATAAATCATTAGCTGCTCCATGTGAGCAGGAGAAACGCCTGTTTTCAGATCATGGATTCGAAGCATGTCTTTATCAAAGCGAATAGCGTCAGCAGTACCAAAACAATTATCCGAATAATACAGAACTTGCTCTGGCGTCATTTTGTAGCCAATCGCATCGTTGACATACATGTTTAAAGTTTGATGAGTCTCTGGAAGTTTGATACCAAGTCGTATACATTTTTCAGCAAAGTCATGTAACTCAGTTCCTCGTTGTGCGGCTGAGGCATTGTTGTAACTTAATGCAAGTTTATTATCATCATAATTCAGCCACGAGCACTTACTGGCTCCGAGGAACGCATGACATCCGACAAGCTCAGAATGATCATTGAACCTCATTGTGGTTGCCCTTTCTGGTCTGAAAAGAACTGTATAAGATCTTCCAAAACCTCTTTACTGTTTTCAGGAAATATAAAACGAGCAAACGACATTTTATTCATTGTATGGACATACCAATCTTGATTAGGTTGGTGCGATTCATCTGCAGATCGTTTAAACTCTAATACTGCCCATTTGGAACCATATAAAAATAATCGATCAGGTATCCCTTGAGCATCATGTAGTTTTTTAACAATCATACCAGGAAAGAGATCTTTAATTTTCTTTATAAAATGTCGTTCAAAAGAAGACTCAATTGGTTTAGGTTTAGCCACCCCATGCTTCACCTCCAAATAATTAAAAAGAAAAAGAGCTAGAAATCATATTCAATTTTCAAGGTTCAAATAAAGAAGAGAAGGCGACCTAATCGTCCTCTCTCTCATAATAGAGATTGTAAATTTCGTGCCCCCTTTAAAAAGGCAAAAAAGAAGAGCCCTTGTATAAATCACAGGGGCTCCTTTACAACGCTTTATAAAATTGGGTCGCTGTCCGGGATTTCATACAGCAAACACCAATTTTTACACAATGGGTAATTTTCTTGACAACGCGTCAAACACGCAGGGCCGGGCGGGGCAGCGTCAAGATAATCAAACCCATTCTATTCTATTTTTAGAACTTCCGCAATGGCGGCACCTCCATTCTCGTGACTCAGGATCAAAGCTCATTTCCTCGTGGCAACCGTCACAATATACTTGATCACCTTGTTCGGTATAAGCTCCGTTTATCCATGAGTCTGTAGCATCTACTCGATACAGATCTTCCCAAAATTCTTCAGTCATAAATCATCACCCGGATTTGATTGTATGACAGGGGATAGGAGATGTAAAGATTATTTTTGGGAAATCTGTGGAGTAACAAGTTTTGCGCCGCACTTCTTGAGCATGGCACTATCAAAGTAAAGGTTATACTCATAAGGAGCATTTCCCTTTGCTTCTTTCATATCAGCGTCTATGTTCACAACATAGCAATCGCCTTTTGCACTGAGCGAAATGCTGCTGATTTTACCTCGGACAGTGATCTCAACTTTATCACCAACATCAAACAAAGTTTGCATAAAAATCTCCTTTCTTCTTGCAGTGGCTAAATGGCTGGATATTTTTGCATTTTTCTATTATTATATATAAAATTTTTTTCTATAATAAATAGAGAAAAAACGTAGCCATTTAGCCGCAAAACGGCTGGGACCGTTGATTTATAAGGGTTTGCGGGCTGGCTAAATCCTAAATAAAAATAGCCAATTTTGCAAGATTTAGCCAATTTTGGCCGTTTTTTATCAATCGTCCGTTCCCGATCAAACCCGATCGCCAACAAATTTTTAAAAAGATTTAGCCATTTAGCCAGATTTAGCCACAAAAATAGCCACGAATTTGACCGCTTTTTAACGGTCGGTCATGGACGAATCCCAGTTTTTCGGAGGCTCAACTTCTTCTAAATCTTGATTATTTTTCGGTTGATATGCTGCTTTAAGAGCCTCTGCTTGAACTTGTAAGTTCCAGATAACGAACCCTTTTTTCTGTTTGAAATAGATCGTTACTATATAACCGGATGCCACCAGTAACAAAATCAAAATCCAGATAGAACCGAAAAAGAAATTAAAAACAGCAATCATTATCAATTACCCCCAGGAACGCTCATCCATCCATTTCCATATCAGGACAGCAGCACAGATGACAATAGCAATAATAATAAAAGCACTTGGCCAAGTCATTATTTCTCCTCCTTTCGAAAAAAAAAATAACAGGCGTAGTAGGGTTTGAACCTACTCTAACGGAGTCAAAGTCCGTTGTGCTACCATTACACAATACGCCTATTATTTAAAGTTAGAGGCTCGTATAAAACGATTTAAGCTCAATATATCAAACCTTCGAAGTAGATATCCTTTCTCTTTTGAATCGTACTCATTCAAAAGTAACGCACCAGATATCATCTGATATATCTTGCACCTCTACACAGCGGATGGTTTAAGCGCTGACACCAATTACAGGGCTCCGGTCCTTACCTCATGCCCAAACCGCATGTACTCATTCAAACGGAAAACTTTGGGTAATATCAATATCCTCAACCTTGGCAAAGGCAGTAATAATGATATCGTCCTCGCCTTCGTGCCAGTCGTTGTTCCAAACCAAGCCATCTTCTTCATACCAATCAGCACGTTCGTCAGTGAGGAGTTCAGTGATATCACGATATGCTGATTCAGGTTCATCAATATGTTTAATCTTCATCTGAACCAGATATGCAGCACCTGGAGTACTTTCCATGTCTTTGAAAAGTTCATGGGTGACAGCCTCATAAGCAGTCATTCCATCCAGCGGGCTCCAATGTACTTTTTTCATGATTTTGAATCCTCCTTGTGAATAGTATATCCATGAACCGGATCACCAGTCATAACTGAGCCATTTTCATCTTTTTCAGTAACGGCTTGCATCTGAAATCCAAAGACCATTCCATTGTCGCGATTAACGAAAGTGTATTTCTTAGTATCATCTTCGGCGGCATTGAATTCGGCTTCTTCCTTCTCCCACGTAGCAACCAACTCAGTCAGCCATCCCAGATACACGCCAGCCTTACGCAGATCCTCAGATCCGTTCTTATGTGAATATCGGAATACATACTTCAGAACATTGCCGAGCAGGAAACCTTCGAATTGTTCGGGAGTCAGCATTCCACGGAGAATATCAATAACCTCCCACTTGCCATACGTGTAATGAGACGGGTTATTGACTTTGTCATTCTCCTTTATTCCGGCAGCGAACTGCTTGGCCGCCTCCAGACCTTCAAGCATAGCAGCAATAGAATCGTCGTGTTCTTTTACCTCAATTTTAGGAACATTAGCTCCATCGGATGGAACGGGAGCCCCACAATTTGTACAGTTCATGTGTATCTCCTTATTTCTGAAAATTACTTAAACAGAATTTCCATAATCTGATTAACTTTATTCAGATTTATCTCTGAAGTGATTTTAGCCTGTTCAGCAGCTTCAAACAGGGATCCCGGATCAGGAATACATCCACTACAATCATCTTCATATCCGGTTAGATTCTTAATAATCATATCCAGAACAGCAGAAGTATCTGCCAGAGATCCTAATGTTGAATGAATTGTATTCGAAACATTACCACGATCATTGTTTTTACCAACCGCAATCGGTTCGGATGCACAAACGTTATACGGCATAATCATTTCCTCCTTTCTTCAGCTCACCATGGCAACGATGCCTTTATAAATCTTACCCATGCGGCCGACCTCGCAATCAAGGTCGTCACCGAGTTTTTCAACTAGCATCTCGCTGGCTTTCTCAGTAACATCCTCAACGATCTCGTTTTTATCCGCTTTGGTAATCATGTCCAGAATCTCATTAGCCAGCTGAGTCTCGATCTCGTCTTGCTTGTTGCTCACCAGCTGCTTGACTCGGTTAACCATGTCGGCAGTAACGGCATCACAAGCCTTAGTGGCCGCTTTGGAAGCAATCGTCGTTGCCTGTTCCTTAACGGCTTTCTTAACCATGTTATCAACCACAGCCTGGTCGATATCCACATGGCTGAGCTCGTTGATCTTTTGAGCGCTGCCGAGCAGAACTCTGCGCATGGAGCGAACCTGATGGATAGAATATCCAAGACATGTAAGTCCAGTTACTCCGAGAGCAGTGCCGGTAAGAGCGATAATGATTGTCTTAGTCTTTTCTTTCATTGTTTTATCCTCCTTATTTATCACACTTTTTCGACAACAAGATTCCCGCATTGTTGAAGGAACTCTTTTTCAGATACTAAAAGTTCTGCTCGGAACACCACACCGCCATTGAGTGGCTGAGCAGAAATAACCTTTGCTAAAGGCTTGCCTTGATGGTCGTAAGATGCTTTCATAACCGAGTTCAGCAATGGAGCACACCAAGTGGGGAATACAAAAGGATCTTTGAGGTTCTTACGCTTCCGGTAGATCATAGCCTTAACTTTCTGCCACCGTTCGTAATCACCATAACTGAACCCTCGCAGAGAGGTTCCGGGCTTAGTACCGGGGATCTGAACAGTCACATGCATTCGCGGTCCGATTTTGTCATGATCCTTCCAGATAGCAGATACAATTTTGCCGTCAAATCCGTAGGTCTTCATGGCATCGATAAGGGTTATCAATTCATCCTGATCGACGAGCAGAACCCAGCAACAATTCTTACAATGCCAAGAGGGTTTGCCTTTATTACTGATCTTCTGCATTCGGGAAAACCCCTTCCTTTATAAGTTTCTGATTGAAGTACAACTTCAGGACATAGCTCTTACGCCGGTTGTCCTCAATGACCCATCTATAAATGATGCCGTCCGTCATCTCCCGGTCAAACCACTTGAATTCATAACCGAGTTTCTTGAGATTCTTGCGATCTGCATCGCTCAGGTGACCAAGATCCAGGGCGACATCGGCAGTGACCAGATCGAGAAGGGCAAACCCGCTCTCATCAAAGTTTGCCTTTTTAGCGAAGATCTTCTCGACCCGATCACATATGCTCTTTTTACTGTGGAATTGAATGAGACCCTTATCCGCTCCATCTTTCCAATCGTCTTGTTTGCCTACCATTTTACGAACTTCCTTTCATTAAATTTTTTCTTGTTTTCGAGCGCACGGGAAATAGCAATATCAATAGCGCTTGAACTCTTGAGATGATAATAGTAGAGATTCACATACGGAGATGTCATACGATCAATGCGACCGGATGCCTGTTTCATGGTCTTATATCCATAGTTTTGTGAATAAAACACCATAACGTTAGTGTCGATACAGTTCCAACCCTCCGCCCCAGCAGTATATTGAACTAAATATATCCATCGGTCGCTATGGACGGGTATGGGTTCATGCTTGTGCCCGTTCCATTCAGCAACAGCGGTTCCCGGTGGGTATTGTAAACTTAATAAGATGTCGCGTTCGTAATCGAAGTTATAGAACACAATCATCTTGGGATTGCTCTCTGCCAACTCCAGTAAGGCAGCCGCACGGGAAGGATCGGAATTAACAATTTTGCGCAGACAATAACAAAGTTCAGCAGCGTTTTCGATCGGCCGTTCTTTCCACCAGTTGAATCGATACTTGTAAGTGTCCTTATATTTTTGGCCATCGAATTTAACAGGAATAGTCTCATGATGCTGAACTGTTATCAATGAATGTGACATCTCTACCAGAATTTGGTTACGGTAATACTCCAGTTTTTTCGTGTTGACGTACTTCTCTACTTTAGGATAATTGAGAAAACGAGCATAAACTTCATGCTCGCGACTAAATTCACTTCTATTTCTATAGAAGCCATTTGCAATGAACAAAGGAATATAATCGCCCCAGTTGTCGCCGGGAGTTGCAGTAAGAAGTATCCATTGGTTGCTTTTCACAATCTTTAGAAAGCTTTTCACCCAGACACCTTTTCCAACAACCCGTTGCTCGTCAAATATAAAGAACGAATTCTTAACGTCCGTATATTTAGCGATATTATTCCAACTATCCACGACTACTTTGTTATCATAGCCATTGTTTTCTGTGGAGAGAAGGAAAGGAGCTAACTCTTTTTCCCATTCAAATGTATCTCGTTTACGTGCGGTCGTGATTATATACAGGTCCAATGGTTTACCCGGCATTCGTACGTAATCGCCGCCATACAGGAAATCTTTTTGCCCGCCATTCAGCAGATAATAATAAGCGACGGCTGTAAGGCTCTTTCCCGTTCCCATGCCTGCATAGAGCACTGATCCATTCTTCAGTAGACGAAGTGCTTCTAACTGATTATTCCGTAACTTAAGCATCAGACATCAAGCTCCATTTTCAATTGCTCCCATTTTATTGGCGGATTGATCCGCAGTTTCTTGGGAACGGTATTCTTTCCGATTAGCGGGTCCTTACGATCTATCAAACTGCGATAAATCGCTATGACCCGATCATCTGGCATATCGGCAATCGGTGTACCCCGAATTTTACCGCTGGGATACCGTTTCATCAGTTGTAAACGCATATCAATGACATTCATCTACATCATCCTCTCGCGTCGTCTCAGGAATGTAATTGGGATCCAGAATGTCCGCGTATGTCTCGATTTTAGTTTTATCGATAGTCATATTTTTGACCTCGACATTACGTGGACGGGCATTCCATTTCCATACAGCATCATTGAGTTTGCTATGCTTATCCGGAACCAGAATCCACTTTTCACTCCATTCCTGAAGTACCTTTGTCGCGGATATCAAATTCAGATTGAACATTTCAATAGGTCTGCTTTTGTCACAAAACTCAATCCGAATGCCAAAAATCGGTTCCGATTCCAGATCTAAAAGGAAGTTCTCAAGCATTTTCTTTTTTGTTTTTTGGTCATGCATAAAGTTCGTCTCCTTTTCGAAAGAAAAACAAAAGCCCCTACAGAATTTATCCATAGGGACTTAAGTTCTTATGCAAGCAGTTCTTTCAATAACAGCATCTCGTTGATCAATTCGTCTCTTTCGTCTTTTCTGGTAACGTCCTGCCAATCTTCCAGTTTACTGGCAATGTCGAGTTCCCAGTCAAATACATTCTTTCCGAGGATAAGGCTGGCGAATTTACTGAGCCATTTATTCAGTATACACGTCGACCAGAATCCTGTTTCATTGACCCTCATCAAACTCATCACCGCGCAGGCAACACGTTCCCTTTTGGACATATTGATCCATACTTCTTCATACGTCATTGAAGTTCACTCCTTTCTGGATTATTCATCCATACAAGGATTTGTAAAAAACGAATAGTCCATACAGAATCTATCCATAGGGACTTAACAATTTAGATGCCTTCAGATGAATCTTGCGAAAGAGTTGAGTTTCGATAAGCTGATCCATTCGACCACACTGTATAATGGCTTGTAGACTATTTACATCTTGGTCATTTTCGAGATCGATATCTCCAATCCGAACCATATTCCTCATCAGAATCGAATTAATCCGACAATCTTTGGTTACAGCTGGAACTTTATCATTTTCAAAGACCAGATGTTTTGCCATGTTAAACAGGATGTCGATCGCTTTTTCGTTTTGTGTCATCAGACATCACCTCCCATAAAGGAGTATGTAAAAAAAAAAAAAACGAAAAGAGGAGGCCGTTTTCACGGCTAATCCTCTTTCTATGCCTTATCTTCGGCACCCCAATCGTCAAGAATCTCCTTGATTCGGTCAGCTTTCTTAGGGTTTAATATGTACTTTATTCCGATATATATACCTTTGATCACCGGCCACAAGGTTAACATTGGCCACGTCAAGATAACGAATATGTATCCCAACACATTTTCCAATGTGCTGAATTCCGCATCTATTCTTGAATCATGAAGCCATAAAGTCAGCAAAGTGCCGATTACCAGATAAAGTACGATTGCCCAAAAGATACTCATACCAAAACCTCCTTTTTATTAGAAATTCTTCCATAAGAAGGTTTGTAAAAATGGAACATATCATCAATTTTAGTCAACCTTCATAGGTTCAATATCATCGAACACAGCAGGCAGACGCTCACGGAGTTCCATCAGCAGCGGAATTGCAACTTCCAGCATCTGAGGATGGGGTTTGCCAGTAATTCCAGCCGCGCGAAGTTTCAGGAAATGTCTCCATTCACGGAGATTGGCAGTCATTATAACTTCGGTTTTCAGACTGTTGGGAAGAACTGAACGGGCCTCCTGAGGCGTAGCACCATCATTCAGCATTGACAGATATGCCCTTTCGGCAGCAAGACAATTATCATACCAGGAAGCTGCTTGGTCTAATTTCTGCAGTCGCGGATCCGGATTGTCGAGATTAATTGTAAATCCTCCATGCTGAAGATCTTCAAATGCATCATTATCAATGTCCTTGAAGAACACGGGCTTGATTACTGTAATCTCATTACCAAACTTTCCTTTGGAATAATTACAGTACCGGGTACTTTCCTGTGCGAAACTGGCAAGCCGATGACGAACCAGTTCGTGACTGACACCACGGTCGACGCGGAATTTCACAGTCAAACTGACATGTTCCAGAATGCCTTCATGTCCGCTTGCGATCAGCTTACGAACAAATTTCTCTGCATTCAGGAATTCAGCTTTCATCTTTGCTTCAGCAACAGCATCCAGACTCTCGAAGGTCGCAATTTTTGTATCGTTAGCATATAGGTCATATACTTCCTCCATATAAACACTGCCGTTTTCATCGGATTTCTCTTCATTAGAAGGACGAATGGTATATTCGATCGCATCTGACTGATAACAAACACGACCAACCATCTCCAACTTTCTATAAACAGAACCGGCCATTACTCGGCCAAAGGGAAATTCAAAACCAGCATCAACAATCTTCATTGTTTTATTTCCTTTCTTTAAAATATGAATCGGTACAGAAAGGCGGTGACCACACCCCAGCCACCGCCTGTTTATCAATTACAGAGTATCGTCCGGCATCGATTCGGGATCGAGCTCATCCTGTCTCGCATACCGAGCCGCATACGGATCCTGTTCCATATCCTGTTCCACGTACATAACCCGCGTCTGCAGATTATGACCCATGGTGCCATCAGCTTTCGGGTATTCCCGAACAGTGGCGATGCAGTTGACATTTCTCACACGAATGAAATCCAGATTGCCGATGGTGTCCTCGGTCATCTTTACTTTCTCTGCACCGGGTTCGGGGATCAGATACACATTCGGGGGATACTTCACGGGCTGTCCATCCCGCTTACGGAACTGAATCAGAACCGTAGTATAGAATTCCGGAACAAACTCTTCAGGTGTATCGTACTTGCCGGGTTTGGTCTGACGAACATTAATGCCCGCCTTGGTCAGGTTCTTAGCCATCTGTTCATTCGGGATGATCAGATTGACCTTACGGCGGGTATCACCGAAGTTATCACGCTTGGGGTCCCCAGAGAAATTGGTCGTGAAAATGAAGCGAGTGTCGTCAAAGTTAAACTGTTCCTGATTAAACATAATTATTTTTCTCCTTTTTATTCTTATTATTTTAGGATACGAACCATTCGACGTCACAGTACTGCGATATCGCGTCCTTGGCGTCATCAACAAGTTTGTTATAGTATGTTCTATCAATATCATCGATAGTCAACACACGAGTTCCTTTACCGGGGATTGCTCTTGTTGCTCCGATGCTATCGCTTTCACACCACCGATAATCTTTTGCACCGGTGGCAGAGCTGTATTTGCCTCCGCTCTCCCGCATAAGGAGACCTCCGCCACAGCCCTTCTTCACAGGAGTGAATAAACCAACACGTCCTACGAAATGATAGTCGTGACCTTTTTGGATCTCGTCATCTAGTCTCATGAGATCTTTAGTGAATCCCATAACATCACTATTAAATCTCTTGAAAGCATCCGGGTCACCGCTCTTCAAAGCAAGTTCCCATTCACGTCGAATATCCAGCCATTCCTCATAGTCGTATCCTTGAGCTTTGAGGGTCTTGGTTAGTTCTTTCTCTTTTGCTGAGACGTCCGGGAGCGACTCATTGAAATCCAGATAAAGCGATCCTGTAACCTGGAAGGTTTCACACATATCCTCAAACAAGATCGGCTTCCTTTCAAAGAGCGTCTTGAATACATACGGTACCGCAAACTGTTTGCCAGTTGCGGTCCATTGCCCGCCCTTCTTCTTATTGTCTCCGGGGACCATGTTCTTGCCATACAATTCCTCACATTTCTCTGCAGTGGCATATTTGGCAATATATACCGCGTTGTTCACGAGGCACATCTTTTCGTATGTAGCCTCATGTTCAAATGTATATCCATAGGACTTGCCATAATCCATGACGAATTTTATGATTTCCGGAGTTGCATTCGGGATCTTAATGCTGTCGGTCTTAATGTGAGCAACGGTGAAGCCTTTCTCCTGGACTGCTTTCTTAAGATTGACCATAAACAAAGCGCCACGTTTTGCAACGATATTATCTTTGTTACGCGGATCTCTGAATGCATTCTCGAATGCTGCAGATGTCAATCCATAAACGCTGTTGATAGCCGTCTTAAGAGCGTTCGCAAGATCTTTGGACGTCATTTCACCGTTCTTAACACGCTGGATATACGGGGTTAGCTTGCCATCCAGAATGTTGTTAACTTCCTCCCATGCCTCGTGTTTAATATCAACACGTCCGTCGACAATTTCCTTGAATCGTCTCGTGAATCGCGGACCAAACAAACATTCGGCTATGATACTATGAGGATGCATACTGGCAATATCCAGCAATGCTACAAGTAGATGCAACCCAAGCTCGGCATAGACATACCCGCCTTCTCCTACTTCCTCGCCTTGATAAGTGCTTATACCATTCTCATGGCAATATCTAGGGAAATAGGGGAGTAAAGACTCTTCTTCACCGTGAAGATGACTCATCATCTCCGGACAAGCATCCATCAGGAAATTAAGAACATCTTCTCTCAATTCCTTAACAGGTTGACTGAGATCACGATACTGGAATTCAGCTTGTGGCTTACGTACATTATCAAAGATGATTCGCGTTGTCAGACTGTTAGTCGTATCATTTACGCTCATCCCTGCGATGTCTGCCAGAATTTGCCTTGCTGTCCAGTCGGGTTCCAGGAACCTGAATGCCGCTTCGGTAGCCAGAACGTCGTTATCACAATATTCTGCAACCTTTAGCCACAGTTCCTCTGGTACCGGCTTATTCCAAGCGAGGCCGAGTTCTTGATGGAAGAAGTGCATGATAATCTCAAGCTTCTTCAAACTCATCTTGTTGCCCGAACTGGCAAAGTCATAAACATCAGTATAACTGAGATTATATGCTTCACCGAAAAAAGCATTTCGATCGCCTTTATCAATGATTCGCTGGCTCGCGAGATACAATTGCATATTACTGTAGCCCATCATTCTGGCATACAGAATATGATTATCATATCGTCTACAGTTATAACCTATGAGTCGCTTACCACGAAGGAATTCCTCAACCTGTGCCGGCGTGGGATTGATCATCCGAACTACTGGTTTATGATCCACTTTCAGTCGTTCGATATACTTTTCCCATTTTTCCTCAAAGTTCTTGCCCTCAAAATCCTTTGGTGTATAATCTTCAAGAACTTTCCAGTTGATACAGAAATAATTTGGGAAAACTTCGATATCAAAAGACACCAATGGAGCTTCATCATCGTTCGCTATAGCCTGAGGTTCGGGTTCCAGAGGAATTTGTTCTTCCTGATCCTTACTGCAATAATGCAGTTTGTTTGCTAATTTCAGACAATATTCTGCCTGATGGCTACTTTTGGCCGCGAATGAAGTTATCGCATTACGCATATCGTTGACATTATAGCTAAGCCCACTCTTATATGCGTCATCAAGGATTTTCTGTATGAAATCCATGCTTGGCTTGGTTCCATTATGAATTTCCTTATGCAGATTGCGCTCGATCAACATTCGCAAACCTTTTTCGCTTTGTACCTGTTGAATATCAACCGTTTTCTTCACCTCTTTCAGTGGAAGACCAGATGATATCTCAGCGATCGGAAGGTCATTACATTTGGTCAAGCATCTACGAAGCGACTCATCCCCGAGAAGCGTCTTGACTTCTATTTGATCATCATAGACACAACTCAGTTTCTTTACGTCACCAGTATAGATGTAATGTAAGTGGATTGCCTTTCCGCTTCTACTCAGTTCAGCGTACGTGGGCGGCCATTTCGATGCCGCCTCCAGATTTTTCTCTAGATTCTTTTCGCCGTTAACTGAAATATCAAAGTCGATCACAATTAGTTGTTCCGGAACCTTTACATGATGTAACCGATGAACGTCGATATCCTTGAGATGTGTCTTGCAATTTATCCATTTCCGTTCTAAGCGTCCGCTTTCGGTCGGATATTGCGCAGGCTGATCTTTCAAGAATTTATCCAAGACACTTGTCTTATGATCGGTCATGTTAAGCCAATCTGGAACCCCTGCAATGTGAGTTTCTTTTTGATCCTCCACCTTTGCTTCGAATTTACCTTTCTTGAATCCGCTATACCAATTCCACGTTCGCACCCCATCGACCGTAATGCGTTCGTCAAAGTTCGTGAAGTAATTCTTCAACTCTTCTTTAAACGCACGCTGACTAAGCGGATATGGCATACGTGTTTCTTCTACATACTCATTGTAGAGAGCCCACGCAGACTTCAAAGAGATACCATCTTCTTTGGTAAAGCGATACCAACATTTATCCATGATGAAGTTATAGAAGTCGTTTGTTGCTCCAAGCATTGTTACCGGAACATATCCGTCATAATAATCAGGATCTGCTTCATAAACTTCTTTACATTTATAAGCAATCGCTCCCAATTCGAACTCGATTTGCTTATTTAGCCGGTTATATTCGGACTTCGGTTTGATCAGATTTCCGGTCGGACTCACATCTATCAAACGTCGGAGAAGACCGCTCTTTGCGTCCGTGATCTTAACCGGCTTATTGCTGGATAAAATCAAAAATGACTTGAACTTATTAGTATAAATACCTTTAAACTTTTCATTCACAGTCATTTTGTCATGGCTGACAAGTGAATTCAGCCTTGTGTTATCTTCGATTCGGCTGAGATCCCCTTCGTGCTGGATTGCTACCAAAGGATTGTTCTTGAAGCTTTCCAGAGCGAATGCGTTCGTTGCCGATCCTAGAGCCTTACTATCCACACTGTCCGTGTATCCTGCGAAAAGCTTTTCAATAATATCCAATAATGTAGATTTACCGCTTCCTGGTTCACCGTATAGTACCATAAATTTCTGGAGTTTCTTACTTGCTCCGGTTACAATACTTCCGATGCACCATTCAATCTTGTGCTTTTCTTTTTCGCCATACAACTGTCCAATGAGGCGATCCCAGGCTTCCGTAGATCCGGCTTCAAGCGGGTAGGGAAGTCTTTTACTGGAGAAATCAGATTTCTTCGCTTCCATATTACTAAACACCAGTTTCTCGTCTAGCATATGAAATGAATCACGCATCTGTTTCTCACAGTATTTATGCCATCGGTCAATACTGCCAGTATCAGAATCCCACATATGCAGAACCCGAACTGGCCGGGGATCGTATTTTGCTTGGTTTTCCTTGCGATAACGATCAAGTTCCCCGTCGACGATCTCAATTACATCCTGCTCGCTTGTTGACCACATTCCTTTTCTCTCATCCCAAACGGCATAAAAGTCTTTACCTTTTATCATTAGGTCCTCGCTTGGGTTTTTGATCTTGAATTTAGGGTAGACTTCCCACATTTCAAGTCCACCCTTTTTGATCAACCGCTCTGAGACCATCATAAAATCGACCATGGCTATTTATCCATCGCTTTCTTCGGATGTATCATTGCCCTCCAGCTTTTTCACACGCTCGTTAAGTTCATTAATTTCTCGTGACTGTGCCTTAATTACCTTTCCGACCAGCCATATAACGCCTCCGATCACGATGGCGCTTCCAGCTCGCTTGGCGTGGATACTGACAACAGAAGACCTTACATTGCCGATCTGTTTGGCATGATCTTCGACTGCCCGTTTCAGACTCTTAATGTTCTGGTAGTTCTCCTCGTCTAGCTCGTACAGGTCCTTGACACATCTCCTCAGAGCATCAACACTTTCCCGAAGAGAATTCTGATGCTCCTGCACACCTTTCTTAAAGTTCGCTTCCATAATTTTGCTCATTAGCGATTTCCTCCTTCGTAATACATCATCATTTGACGCCAAATTTCAATCTGGCGCATGTCTGCAAATATTCCGGGAATATAAAACAGGCTCCCCCGGCCGTCAGGGGAGTATGTCCTGTTCAAAAGATTTGTCATAATCTGGTTAAAACCATACTGATCAAAATGAACATCATCGTATCCTTGAAGACCAAGACTTTCTATCATTGGTTTAACCAAAGCTCCAATGGGATCCTCATTGATATATTGCGTCATATACTCCTCGTCAAAGCGTTGTGCCAATCCTATCATAATCTCAAGCACACTACACGGCCGACTTTGTCTAAGGAGCTCACGATCTTGTTGTCCTAATCCGAGTTGATATGCAAATCTATTTCGCATATCCAGCCCGTCGCCAACACGGTTTTCGTCCATGAGAATCGTAACCCGGAACGGTGTATCGTACAAAGCTCTCAGCAATATACTGTACTCATTGCAATATGATAGATGCGTTGCAACGAGCCAATCGTAATACATTTCCTCAAGTTCGCCTGCTGCCCACCTCGTTTCGAATACCATTCCCATTCAGGATCCCCTCACTGATTGTACTTACGTTTCCACTCCAGATAGCTCATGCCAACCTGGGTGATTTCGTAGTCAGTCTGCAGAGACTCGTTATGGATCCATACACTATCAACATCCTCATCATTGAAACATGCGAGGGTTTCGAGACCAATCGTAGTTTCAATGGTAGCCTGGTCCATAATAGTTCCATCCTCTTGAAGAAGGACATTATCATTCGGGAAGAACTGCAGGCATTTCTTTTTATTCGGATTCGCCGGATCATTATAATCCGTCTCATCGATCGCGACATGCTGAGGTTTCGGCTCCGATTTCTTAGGTTCAGCATCGAAAGGAGGGGAATTATCATCAGATTCGCCACGATACTTCTGGAGAGCCGCTTCAGCAGCTGCCTTCTTTTCCGCAGCCTCTTTTTCGTTTGCTTCCTTGCGGAGCTTCACCAGTTCATCCTGAAATGCTTCACGGCAGGCGATAATTTCCTCGTCCGCTTTCTGCGCATACTTCTGTTTAAGAACAGTATGAGCAAGGAAACCTCCGCCTGCCCCGCCCATGATACAACCAAGCACGAATGCTAGGCCTTTATTCATATGTTTTCACCTCATTCCTCGATCAGTCCACGCTGAACCAGTTTATCAACGACCATGCCGTCGACATTCGGATCGATCATGTGCACACGTTCGTAACCGGTAGGTTCGCCAGTAATCGGATCCAGAATCTCCCGATAGACAACACGAACACGAAGCTTAACTTTGTTATCACCCTCGGGATTCTTTTCATCATAGATCCAGCCGACATTATACCCAGCTTTGCTATGCTTGATGCCGAGCATATCATACAGCTCATTCAGCATCATTTTCTTATGTGCTTTCAGATACCGGTTTGCCATTTCTTGTTGGGCATGAAGGAAATGATCATTATAGTCGAAGCTTCTCTCCGCTCCTTCCGCTTCACCATAGCAGAAATAGCGGGCATAAACGCTCGGCATTTTCCGATAATCATTCGGATAGATTTTAACCGTTTCGGTCTTCTGAACTCCGTTTTCATCGGTTATAACAACCTCTTTTTCCTGGAATTCATAGGCGAACTTCTCGTCAACCTCTTCGCCATATTCGTCACGAACTTTCTGACGATATTTGTTGTTGAATTCCTGAAGTTCACCGTATGCCATACTAACGCCGATCAGTGCGGTCTTGGTATTAGAATATCCATTCCACATAAGACCAAGTCCGCCTACTTCGACAGCAGCGCCAGGAGCAACGGTAACGGCGACTTTACCGACCGTTTTCACTGTCAGTTTTCGGATTTCACTTTTCTCAGCGCCTTCATCGATCAGTTTCTGCTTTGCTTCACGATACTCACGAACGATATCACAAGCATTGATCGTTTCTTTACACAAAAGAATGGTACCGCCAATAACACTGACGGTACCAATACCCATTTTCAGATCGGAGGCATTATCTTTGGCCTTGCCAATCAAATTGGAGATGAAGTTTTTAATATTCATATCTTTCCTCCAGATTAGATTTGAATAGCGGCAGGAAGACTGATGACCCATTTGCTTCCATACGGTACGACTCGGACTCCGTCAAGAGACTTCCATCCGAACTTCATATCTGTATATCCATTGGGACTTGATATGCCGGCAAGGTCAAACATATCTCCAACGCTAACGTTCTGATACATCTGAAGCAGTTCAAACATCTTACCAAGAACAACCTCCGCATCCTGACGAAGATCGTAGGTAATATAATACTGCCCATAAGCCCCAGTCGCCTGAGGAGCTGCCGGTTGCTGTGCAGGAGGATTCTGCGGGTTATACATGGCACTGTACTGAACTCTGGCACCCGGAACCGTCGTATTCGTATACTTCCGATTCCCGAGCAGAGTATCAACTGCGCCATAAACTCGATTCGTCATATCGCTCAGCGCACCGACATAGTCGCGGAATGTTTTGCATTCTCCCAGACCAAAGAACTCGGCTACCATATCCCACAGACTTTTATCTTTACGGGAAACGCTACCGTTTACAACCGGTTCCGTTACCCGTTTCTGCTGATATGACGCTTGGTTCGCGAGATCCTGTCCGCGATCACTATTGGACGGATACTGTTCGTTCATATTTTGTCTCCTCTCTTGTTAAAAGAAAAAATAGGAGAAGACCCTTTATTCAGAGCCTTCTCCAGAAGTCCATCAGTCCTCATTCTTTTCGGAGTTCTGATCTGCAGGAACTTCATTGTTCGTGGCCGGCTTTTCGGGAGCAGCAGTCTGCGCTTTCTTGGCAGCCTTCTTTGCCTTCTTCTCTTCCTTAGCAGCCTTGAGCTTGCCGCGAATATTGTTTACCGTCTTCCCGATCCAGGGGAACACCCAGCGGTCAAGGGCGATGCCGCCCGCAACACCACCAAGGGTGAGACCCACGCCGAGAGCAATATTCTTGCCACTCATGTTATTGGTCACTTCAGTCAGAGCAGAAGCAGGTTTCACACCGGTTTCGGCAATAGCCTGATCCAGCGCTGCCGCTTTCTCCGCCATTTCGTCGAATGCCTTTTCCACGACTTCGTTCTTGAGTTCTTCGTTCATTGTTTTGACCTCCTAATTATTTTTTATGAGGGACTATGTCCCATAACATAACTTGAAAAAATCGTGCTCCGCCGATATCATCCAGCGAAGCACAGGAATTTAGTGCTTACGAAAAAACTGATATTCATATTGCGGCGGATTTTCAAATTCGAGAATCCAGCAGGGCCATCCGTCAGGGGTACCAGCATAGCGAAGATCTTCTTTGGCAGGGATCTTAATAAGTCCGGTTTCGATACTCCATCCGACCATATTGCCAAATTCAGTAGGAGCAACACCCACTTCATAATAGAAGTCATTCAGACTTACATATCCTTCCAGACTCGTGTTGATCTTTTCGTTTAACCGGTTGATAGCTTCCCGAACTGTTTCATAATCGGCATAGAAATACCGTCCGTATGCGGCATGGAAACAGATAGGCTTAGGAGCCTGACCTTCGACGAACTCTGGTTTCATATTTGCGGGAGGAGGATTACGATTAACCACTTCCTGCGCCGCATTGTTATAAATCTCCGCTTCCTTCTTCGCACCGATCTTCTCAGCGACGAATTTCCGATAGTCCTGGAATTCTTGAAGGATGTTCTTCCCAGCCTCAGCCGTTGCCAGGATGCTCGCAATGCGTTTATTATTCTCACGCAATGCCGAGAATCCACAAACCGTACCACCGATAAATGCGAGAACTGACTTAACGTAGAACTTCCAGGTTACCTGAACTGTCTGCATGGCAGTGAGCTCAATGTGGCCTTCTTCTTGCTTCTTTTCCTCGATTGCTTCCATTGCTTTCGGTGTTGCTTTCACCGCCTCAATGGTACTGGCGAGGAATAAGCCTATCGAACTCGCAGTCAGAATGGTTGGCGCATTACGCTTTGTTCCTTCCCACAGCTTGCCAAACCATTGTTTTACACTCATTTCTCATTCAACTCCTTTTCTTTGTCCTTCAGATATAAAAGAAGATCGTAGCTTGAACGTTCCATGAATCCTGCAAAGCGGTGTGTGACTCGATGATCTGCATCGCTCATTGCGAGAACATCATCCATCTCATAGTTATATGTCGCAACAACCGTAATCGGATCATGGTCGCTCTTTTTGATTCTCTCAATAAGATAATCCAGCATCGTATTGAGATACGCGTTTCGGACCCCACTGGAAAATTGAACCAACGAACATTTGATCCGAGCATAATACAGATTTTTAGTCGGGATCGCCTCTTCCCGCCACTCATTTATCAATCTAATTGCCTCGTCTTTAGTCAGCCATCGTTCGTTATCATCCATTTTCTGCCAGGGAAAATCCATAGGTCGTGTAGAGATACCTTGCTGACGAAGATATCTGTCGAGATCAAATGACGCCTTCAAATTCTGCTCCTTTCTGCAAAAGGTAAAAGGCCCTGATATATTTCATCAGAACCTTTTCCTACCACGTACATTAGGCGGCTTCATCCTCTTCCAGCAGCCGTTTCGTTTGACGTTCGATCTCCTTGTCGAGCTTCTTTTCATACAGCCGGTCTTTGATCTTCGTATCGAAGAATGTAGCAAATAATCCACACAGTCCTCCGATACCGATCAGCAACCATTTGAACACGCTCAGTTTGTCAAAGTGAAACTTCTCTTTCATGTTAAAACCTCCATAAATGTTATTCGGGATCATCTCCCATAACATAACTTGAAAAAATCGTGTTAAGTGTAATCATGCCTTAAATCATGATTACGATCGCAAAGTAGTCCGTTCCATTTTGTTACAAGAGACTGGTTTATAGGTTCTGAATCCATAAACATAGCAATCGGTCGATCGTCTGCGTATATAACCTCATTATGTCCAGAATAGTAAACTTCTGAATCAATAGGGGTTCCACAATAACTGCACAAAGCAAAATTAGAAAAAGGCGCGCCACAATTAGGGCAATTAGTCCTGCTCATTTTGTTTACCACTTTCTTTAAAAAATGGAAATCTGAACATCCTAGATTTAAGATCATCAAACACAGATTCTATTAGATTCTGGTTCGTTTTCTTCATGATTCATGAATTTCCGGAACTCAACAGCACATTTCGGGCACAAATCGATGATCCCATCGACACCGAGATCCTCGTCAAGCAGTTGTCCACGGTATTGTTCACGAATTTCATCAGAAGTTTGGAATATCGGATTAATAAACCGCCCCATACGTCCTTCGAGATTATACGGATCGAAGCATAATTTGCAGCGATCACATTTCTTTGCCATACTCATACATTGCTCCTTTCTAAAGAATTGCGCGGGATCGGAGTTGAACCGATCGATAAAGCCTTTGACTGACAAATTTAGTAGGCGTACACAGGGAGCGCTACCTTCCTTTCTATTCCGCCTACAATGCAAAATTTAGGGCCGCTTTATCTTGGCCGTCCCAGCCGCGCTTGTCTTTAGTCTTCCTCGGTCACATAATAAAGTTCAATCCAGCCTTTATTGCTATGCCCCCAGCCAAATATCACACGATCAATAACGAGTTCTTTATTAGGCTTTAGATAACCAGTTACTGTCCCGTATGGTTCTTTTCGGAGTTTTATTTTTGATTTGCCATCATTTATAACAGTAAACTCGTCTGTTCGCTCCGTTACATACTCCCACCAAACCCATACAGTTCCAGGCTCACCTCCACGAACTTCCACCCAGTGATGATTCGCACTCCATCCAATCGCAGTCAATTGGTCACCATTATCAAATATGGCTTCGACTCTGGATTTTTTACTCGGCTTTGCTCGGCCGTTCAAAACAGATGCAGTTACACAGACGTCCGTGGGCTCAAGATCTTCAGCCTGTACCGAATCTGCATGAAGTAGAAGAAGAATCCAGAAGATGAGCAATATCCAAATAAAAATCTTTTTCATGATTATTTAATCTCCTTCATACATGCTCGTTTGTATTCGACCATAACGTAGACTATCAAGAGGGGATAAAATATCTGAAAGATCAGCCATTGGATGAAATAAGACACCGAGCGGACAAGGTTCTTCATCTCCTCGTAAAAGTAGCATGAAACGTTCTTGAGGATTTGAATCTCTGATGATGAAGGTCGTAAGGAGATCTAGAAGATCATCGGAAATAAAACCATCATCCATTGCTTACCTCCAGAAATCAGTTTTCAACTTTACACCAATCCGTCCTTGCCTTATTCACGTAGTCCATCAGATCATAGTCAATCCATGCAGGATAGTACACAGGTAAACCAGAATCAAATAACTCACGTATATTCTCCGTGAAACGATCCTTTGCATTCATCAGAGCTTTGTAATCTTTATGTAACCCTGTTCTGATGTATCTTTCTTGTAATCTATTGATCCATTCATCCTTAAATTTTGTTTCCGGGCAGAATATAACTACTTTACCTACGTTCGGCAGTAAAGGCATCGATGCCAATTGCTCTCTTACCACCTTGTGAGAACTCGTAAATACTGTGTACCCCTGATTCGCCAAGTCCATTGCAATCTGGCAATAAGGAATGTACCAATCTTCTGACCGTTCATCACCAATCCAGAAGTTGCCACTCTCCAAGTCAATGCAGTTATTTTTTCCTGCACAGGAGCTTTTCCCTATGCCCTGATAACCGATCATTATCAAGCCTTTCATATTTTTATTCCTTCCTTACCATTCGCCGTCGTCTGTGATCTCTTCAAATGCTCTACGTTCGTCCTCGTTTTTATATATCTGGCATTGCTTATAGTCAGAACTGTTGAAGCAAGTATGTGATTCGTCCAGACTGCAAACTACCTGATAAAATGGACATTCTTTTTTATCCATTATCGTTCACCATCCGTTATTTCCCATTCTATATGCTCAACCAAACAGTCATCGCATATATGTCTTTCCGAACAATGTTTGGACATAAATGGGCATATATGATTAATCCTAATAGCTTCGCAAAAACGGTCTTTTTCGTCCTTTGTGCAAACGATCTTCATCTAAATTCACCATCCTTTTTATCTGGCAGTTCTTTTCCGCACTCTGGGCAAAATTTTATTGGCACCTCAACAAAAGCAAATCCTTTTTCAAGTCCGCTAATACAATTCAATGCAACGCACTCGTACAATTTATCTCCTTTTTGAAGTGTATCTTCTTCGCACAAGCACTTCGGCTTTGGCGGTAACATCATTTCTACTCACCGTCCTTTCTGCCTATACACGGCATTACTTCGGCATTACCCATTCGCCATTTTCAACGTTCCTTGCCTTAGTGGATATGTGTAAAAATGTTTCAAGTTTTCCATAACATTCAGCGCATAAATCCATCTTTTTTTCACCGTATGGATGATGATAAACAAGGATTTTTATATCCGGTGTATATGGAGCAACATACAACGCACCGCATATATCGCATCTGTTTGCGTTTCCCATTCCTGCTCACCGTCCTTTACCGTATTTCAACGTTCAAATCGTTATGAGAACCACAGTGACCGCAATACTGCGAAAACTTCTTTTTCATCGGATAATGGTCAAACATCTTGTTATTGCATTCAGAGCAATATACTCCTGCGTTTGAGCAATCTGTTAACACAATCCAATGACCATGTTTTGACCGTTCTTGTTCTTGCAGTAGATCGTTGATAACAAACGAAGCGTGAAGAACCATCGTTTTACAAACACTATCGTGATAACAAATATCGTTATACGGGCATCCTTTACACTCTGGTTGTGTTTGTAGACAGTGTGAAATGCCTTTTAATACTCGCTCCGCATCGGCTTTTATGTCTGCCATTTTCTCACTTCCTCTTGCCGTGAATACCGTCATTCTTTTCTGTCCACTCTTGCCATTTCGCCTTTGGTCATTACTTCTCACCGCCCGTCTATCGTATTTCTCATTGAATCCTGCAACCTTGCTATCAGAACAGTTATTTTTCGCACTTCTTCATAGCAATCTGCTATCACTTTATCTTTCCGATTTTCAAGTTCTTGTATCTTTGCTCGTTTCTGTGAATCCGACCAAGTTGATATATCGTTATTTAGTCTTTCCAATTACTCACCTTCTCTCTTGCTGTGAATATCGTCAAATTGATTTTTCAGCCTATACACGGCTCTACCAATCGTATGAATCTTTCCGGTTTACCCATTTTTCAAGGTCATTCATGTCTACCAAATACGTACCGTCATAAAATCCCTGCCAGCGACTGTTCCCACTCAATTCTGCTGAATCGAAATGCAGGTGTTCGCCATTGTTTTTCGTTACTTCTGCTATTTCATCACCTGATACAACAGTTATCACGATTGATGTAATTTCAGATAACGGAATACCTGTATCGCACTTCACATTATCAAAGTTTAAGAGAGTCAAATTCCCTTCCATATTCTTTCCTTTCTTGCCGTGAATAGCTTCATATACAACTAAAACCACTCTGAGCAATGTCATCATTTACCTCCAGAAAAAGAAATAAGCGGCTGTGTAATTATCACAACCGCTTTGGAATCACATCCTAAGTACTCTCATACTTGCCAAAATGTTACCCATTGCTTCCCCGGCTTGTCTACGGCGTTCAATATCAAGCCGTTCGTTATTGGTCAGTTTCCGATTGATTTCCCAGTAATATCCACCTTTGGGATCCCAGATCCGGAGATCTTTCAGTTTCATCTCCCGAGAGATTGCCGCATGCCTACTGATAACCCTTGCGAGCACAGTAAAACCACCAACAACCACAGGAGCCAGAGTTACGATCTCTTTCTTGTTGTCGTCCCAGATACACTGAATATCAGTCTTTCTGTTTTTGCACCAACATTTGAACTTGGCCCATGCCGTATCATTTTCCGGAACCGCATACACTTTTAACATTTGTTCGTACTCCTTTCTTAATGTGGATTCCATAAAAGCGGTTGTTTTATTCGTGCTGATCTTTCAGAAAATACCCAGAAAGAAGTGGCGGTTCCTTACTGCATTCCATTTTAGTTCCACAATATGGACAATGAGGATATCTATGATTCATCCAATCAAACCATCCGCATTCGGAGCATATACAGCAATCACCACCAACCGGATCTTTCTCAATAATCCAATTTGCCATATAACATCGCCCTCCTTAAGCCGCTCTGGGTTTAAGTTGTCCCGTTCTTAATGTTTTTCAGATCGTTCAACATGACGCCTAATGTATCAGTATCAAACAGAACGTTACCGTCCCCTCGAATTGAATTCAGATACATAGCTCGTACGAAAATTATTAAACGATCTAAAGTATCCGTGGGTCCAATATGAGAATTAAGCTGCTCTGGGTTTAACACTGATCTGGACACCTCCATCTTTTACGATTGCCTCGATCTTCGCCCCATCAGGATTTGTTAGCAGGGAGCCGAGGATCCCTTTCGGTCGGTCCCGTTTATCAAAGACCTTTTTCAATCCCAGGAACATCTTGGCATTACGAACTTTCGTCACGATACCAGAAGCAGGAATCTCTTCAACAGGTTTGGACATTTCTTCGGCATCCATCTTTTCAATATGATGGGCAACCAAATCATCCCCTTGCTGGGCAAGTTCCATATTGTCGACATCAGCGGCTTTGTTAAGATTCTCTGCTGATTTGAGTTCTTCCAGTTGACGTTCAAGATCGCCAACATTTTTGCCTACTTCATAGCAGACTTTACCGACGATAAAGAGAGTGCTCACGCTGAGCACCCCCTTTATCATATTTTTGACAAAGGTGTTCATATTACGCATCCTCCATCTTAATGCGGTTCAGCGCCTCGGGCTTACGGCGACGAACGATCTTGCGAACCTGGTTCTGCTGATCCTTCCGCTCCATATAGGCCTCAACACCGAGACGCCAGTTCTTTCCGAGAATTCCATGATTCCGGGCGATGCTCCTCGCCAGCCAGCGGGGAGTGAGAGTATGACCTTTAGTCATCCTCTGCTGTTTCTGGGTACGATACCTACGGTCCTGTGCTGCATTAGACATTTTTCTTTTCCTCCTTAAAATATTTGCAATTTCCTTTGCAACCTTCTTTAATGGGGTCTGCGTCCCACATTTCGCAGTCGATATATGCGATTCCAGTTTTTACGTTGATTAAAATGGACGGGCAATGCTCGCAATACATGCAACTTTTTGCAGGCCATACATCTGGATATTTACATATTTTATCTTCTAACATATGATCACTCTCCTCTTAACAATCAAAAGAATAAGCAACCACAGCCTCAACAGAGCCAATATCAATGGCTTCTTCTGCTACCTTAATCGCCTGTTCTTTCGTATCACAAGCAATCAGGAAGTTACTCGTATGTGCAAAATGAATTCCACGTTCGGGATCGGCATGACCGAGCCAGTCAGTAGGGAAGTCCATCTTATTAGCCGTGCTCCCTGGAGCTTTCGGGATTGTCTGGACATTCCATCCTCCGCGCTGAGAAGGATAAACTACGAACAACAGATCCTTATATTTCTCGTCACGAATAGTATCCAGATACGGCATATATTGATCCATGACAAGAATCTTTTCGGATGGTGACACCGAATATGCTTCAGTCACTTTATCAATAGCATGCACCATGGAATTAGCCTGACGAATAGTGTGGTTCAGAAGCACGTATGCTAAAGATTCAGCCATCATAAACGCGAGATTCTGATTCTTGTCTAATATAATCTCTTCCCAGGTCGGATTCATATTACCGATCATTTTGGATAGTGGATTCTTGTCAATGCCGTTATCCGTTTTATCAATCGGAATAACAAGTTCCCGATCAACTCGCTGCCATGTCATCGGATCCGGACACAAAATATGACCGAAATCTCTCCAGAGCAAACCGAAACCACAATAGGGGATAGGCTGCCGCATTCCATCTTTATCAGTATAATAGCCGTCTGTCATCGGCCTGAACGCCTTATCCGGCTGATGATGATCGTATTCACCCATACCGATATCAAAGATCAGGGTTTCATCATCTGCATACTGTTCGGGATCGAGTGTGCGAATGATTTTAATTCCGGGAGAGATCAAATGACACATTGCTGCACCAAAAACATCATCCGCATGAAAGATTGTGCTGTGAGTTACTACACGATTAAAATTGAATTCCTTTTTGTTCATTTTTCGTCTTTCCTTTCGTTTGTCGTATTGAAACCGAATGCGTTGTTAAGAATCGCCATCTGATGCTCGAGATACTCTTTTACCTGACGTTGCTGTGCTACCCATTTAAGAATTTCCGTATCCGTATATCCGCACAATTCACGGATCAAATTAGCACGGCCTTCCACTTGTCCTTCGGTATATCCACGAAGCCAAGCACTTGCCCCTGTTGCCGCTTCTTCCGGGATATTATGAGTCATCTCATAAAACGGACTTTCCATACTACGCTCCTTTCTTCGAAAAAAAGGGAACCCCGCGTTTAAGCAGGATTCCCTTCCTCTTTCAGTGCCTTCTTGAAATTTGCACGGATTTCAATCACCCTTGCAATGATCTGAGCCAGTAACTCCACAAATGCCTTGACGAGCAAAATCGCCAAAACCACCAGTAAGAGAAACCCAACTGTCATGATTACCAACATTTTGATTTCCTCCTTTATGTCATTTCAATAGGACCACCTGTCCATAAAGGAGTATGTAAAAATCGTTTGGTGCAAAAAAAGATAGGAGACCCTGTCCTTTCAGAGCCTCCGATCCGGGATTACCCTTTCTTGAATAACCGAGTTAGGGTTCCAACCCATTGTGCTGTTCTGCTGGAATAGATCTTTCCTTCTTCCTCAAATTTCAGTCCCTTAGACATCCAGTGAGCAGTCGCCAGCAGCGGGACACCGATTCCGAGAATATCCAGGACCGTGCGCCATCTCCGACCTCTCTTTGCTTCCTGAAGTTCAGCAGTCTTCTGTTCCAATTCCGCCTGCGTGGCAACACGTTCGTTCTCGATCTGCATCAGTTTAGCATCCAGCTCACTCTTAAGCTGAAGCTGCCTAACCTCCAGTTCTTTCTCACGAACATGCAACTCATCACGCTTAGCGCAATCAGTGTCAATACGCTGTTTATTCTTCAGAATCGCATCAAGTTCTTTGATACGCTGATCATGGAGTCTTCCCAGTTTGGTCAACGCCGCCTTTGCCGCTTCACTTCCTGTTTCTGCCTGAGAAACCTCCTCCAGAGTTTTCTCGATCTCAGAATCCAGCAGTTCTACAATTCTGTTGTCATCCATAACTTTTATTCTCCTTTCTGGGTCTATTACCCATAATATGGTTTGTAAAAATGGAGTTTATTTATCCAGTTTAACCAAAGCAACTAAAGCAAGAATAAATGATATGATGGCAATTAAAAAGAGGGGACCTGACGCCAGATCCCACTCATAAGAAAGATATACCTCAATTAAATCAATCATTGATGGTTTTCTCCTTCTTTAATATAATTTTCTCGTTTTATACGCAGGAGAACAAATTTATTTGACTGCATATGTCGATATCCACCTTGAGCAATTTCCATGAAATATAATGGACGTTCGTCACCGCTTGATCGATCTTCCCTAAGATCACCCACATACCATTTGCCAATCAAAGCGAGATAAACAAACACCCAAACCGCGCTTGCAATAAAAATGCCAGTAATAGCACCAAGCCAGATGTCACTCATGATTTGCTTCCTCCTCTTTAAGCGCTTTGTCAACAAGGGGTTCGGCTATCTTATTGTAAACGGTCGTTATTTCATTGTCGGCCATAACAGCAGCATTATGCATTCTTTGAAGAGCATCAAGCTGACCATCGTGATGACCTTTTAAATATGCCCATCTGAGCTGCATATTCTCAAGATCTATATCGATTTCGTGAATCATCTGATTATCTCTTATTTGACATTTCTGATCATGTGTAATATATTGATGCAAGTTTACAAATGCATCAGCTCGCATTTTCAAAATCAAAGGATCTTTATTTACAGTTTCAGCTATCTCATTCATTTTTGCAGGCGATAAACGTAAATACTCAATTGAATGATTCATGATTTTTCCTCCTTTCAAATAATGCCCGTACGATACAAATATGGATGATCGATTTTGATGACTTCATAATTGTTACTGTTGAATAATCGTTTAGTATTATCTATGGTCATTTGTTCATCGTACATGGGATACTGATGATCGGAAGTGGATTCATTTTCATAATCTAAATCCAAATTGTATGGCGGAACCGGAGTTTTGATTAAATGAACATAGTTGCCATTATCCATTAATATCGGTACAATGTCAAAATCACAATACGGACATTCAAACTCTACCGAATTAATATATTCGTTCCAACCATAATTTGCAGACTCTTCAGCGTCATAGCATCTCTCGGGAACACCGATAAACTTATACAATTCGAGCAGATCATTATAACCGCGAAGAATGAGATTACGATTGAAATGAAGAAAGGCTTCTTGAATATCGCCAGGTCGAGCCTCAAACATCATACCCGGCAGTGTAGCAAAGCAGTAAAGATACGGACCATTTTCTGCTTTAAGGCGCTCTATTTCTTTCCGCAACTGTTTTTCGGTCATCTTCGCTCTCTCAAGAGCCCGCTGATCAACTGCTTCGCCTTGCTCTGCTTGAATAGCACGCCGATATTTATCATATTCTTGAGCAGCGCTGGAAGCAAAAACGCCAGAAGCGATCAATGCGGCTTGTTGCTTGCTATTCAGAGCCTGATTTGTAAAAATAGAACCAATAGTAAGACCGCCGGATATCAAAGAAGGAGCACAAATCGGAGTGACTACTTTGATCGTCTCCAAAAGTGTAAGGTCTTCTTCACCTTTAGCCTCTTTCTTAACTTTAAGCGCTATTTTAGCTTTCGGTATCTCATCAGCCGCCAAAAGCGACGTTGTTATAACACCCACTGAGCTAAAAGTTGCAAGAAGCCATCCGAACAATTCACGTTTATTCATTTGTATCTCCTCCGTTTTATACGTTTGTAATATCCATAACTACCGCACCAATCAGTGTTAATGTTTCTGTCTTCGGGATAACTACACGGATTTTTAAAACAAAATCCATTTCGACAGCACCATTGACATGTTTTACATCTATGCCGATGTGCGTCTTCTAAGAACATATTTAATCTGTCAATAAACGTATCTGGATATAAATATCTTCGTTTACTGAACCACCCTAAAGCATGAATGATTCTTCGTATCATAATTGTTCCTTTCTAACATAATAAAATAAAAAATTGTCACCTACGTGACAACTTAATCCCGAAGTTTATCTAAACACCAGAAGAACTTCCTATAGAGAATATACCACTCATTTCTGCTCACTGGCATAATTTGGGTTTGAACTTCAAGAACATCATAGCTCTTATTCTCTGTGACCGCTTCTATAAGAATTTGATACCAAAATTGATGATTGCATGCCTCGTAAGCAGCCTTTCTAACCATTTCTATTTTCTCATTCAATGGTGCTAGATATACTGCCAATTCAGCGACTTTATTAGAATATCGACCAGCATTAATATGCTCAGTAGTGATACCTGATGTGATACACGTTTGCTCAAAATCAGATATCAATCTCTTCCAATCTGGATATTGCAGACAGAAATGACGAAGCTCATAATATCGGTGTTTACTTATATACCATTTATTTTTTTCAGATAATTCAGGCCTCGTGTCAGTAGACATATTAATTGCTCCTTTCAAAAATAATAAGGGACTGAATCTTTCATCAGTCCCATGTCCAAGGCATGTTCTTACGTTTTTCCGCCTCCGCGAGCGCTTGATTCTGTAAACGTACGCTATTGATCACCAAACCAATCACACAAATAAGCGACACTAAAATCAGAATCCCAATCTGAGCGTACTCCAGTAAAGCTTCCATCCGAATCACTCCTTATAGAAATATTTTCCATATTAGGATCTGATTTTTTCGAATCGGTTCGCTAGTCATAAAGTCAGTCTCCTTTCTCGAAAAAGAAAAGAGCCACTTGCATTTTTCATCAAGTGACTCGATTCATTTTATTCGTCTTTTACCCACTTTGCTACCAGGAAAACACCCGCTGCGATCAGCAGCACGCCTGCGATTCCAAACATACGTTTGTCTCCTTTCTTATTTTAATGGGATATTATTCCATAATAAAGCTTGTAAAAATCGTAAAATAATAAAGGGGCGACTTATTTATCACCCCCATGGAATTACTCAAACGTAATAGATGCTTGAGGATTAAGAATCAGATCAATTTTTCCGTCCGTAAGCAGAATATCTGATTCGTATACAGTAACATACATCCTAAATGTTTTACCAGCACTAATTATCCCGGATCCGGATTGGAAGAGATCGCTTTTACAAGTATATTTGATCTTAATATCATCGTCTCCATTTATATTGTCTACAAATATCAAATAATCTCCGGTTGGGATGTCTCGACCACCAATGTATTTTCCTGCTTCAAGATGTGCTATTTTTTCAATACATCTATCGTTCATTTCATTTATTATCTGCTCGTATAGCAAAGATAAATCTTCATCAGTATATTTAGATAAATCTAATGCATATACATTCATACAACTCACCAGAAGAAAGATAAAAAGAATGCTGAAACAAATAATTTTTTTCATATTAATTCCTCCTTTATTTAAATATAACATTTTGAATAGGGGATTGTAAAATCAGCAACCAAAAAGTCCATCCCGGGGTTTTTCTTAGATTAGAAATTAAATCTAAGATAGAATAGAAAAAAAAGAGAAGCACCTGTTATAGTGCTTCTTTATCGGTATTGAAATCAACGACTATGATTCCCGTATTTACATTCTGTGAAAAAACTAGTGAAAAACCGACTTTATCATTTTCACACCAAGGACGATCCAAATTCTCAAGAAATTCTTCACGCATATCTTCGGGTAATGATTCTGCAAGCATTACATAGAATTCATGCAATGTAACATATCCCGAACGTTTTAATTCGTTGTCAAATTTTGTTTGAATCGTTTTTGGCATATAAAGTGTTCTAGTTGTTTCGTTGTAAAACGGACATTTGTTTAATCCTTCCATTTTCAATACCTCCTTTCCATAATATCCATTGTAAAAAACGTAAAAAAGAAAGGGGCGACTTATTTATCGCCCCAATACTCCAGACACCGAGAGTCTCGTTTTTGGTCTTCGATCGCTTGATCAATCCATATTTTGATTACATATCCGGTTGCTGGAATCAAGATTGGCCATAATAGTGTCATTCTAATTAAATCTATTAGATTCAGGTTTCCGTCACAAGCCCCCCTTGCCGTATGATTTATACGTTCGCATATATCTTTTCCATATTTGTGACCTACGATCAATACTGACAGGAAAACCACAACTCCAAAGATTATCCATGCCAGAACTCCAGTTCCGAGATAGTACCCTACAAAATTGACAAGCTGTTTCATAACAAAACCTCCTATAAATTTAGTACGGACTCTTGTCCATAGAAGGCTTTGTAAAAATCGAAAAAAAGGAGAGGTCTTGTTAGACCTCAACCTCAATTTGTTTGAAATGATATGTCACGACCGAGTTATACCAATCATCCATTTCAATATATATTTCATCCCAATCGTCTTCTTGAACTGTTCCGTGTTCATAGTATTCACATCCATGACATCCACGATCCTTCGGACAGCTTTTACAAACAGATCTGTCTTCATCAATTTCGCCTATAAGCTGATCGATAAAGTATTCTATAATGTTTCTGGCTGTCTGAAAATCGTTGACAACTCCAACGAATTCGTCTGACGATGAAGATGAGTAACCTTCACCAAGATCAAGACCGATATCCCTCAGTACAACATACAGTGTTTTCTTCATTTCAAACACTCCTTTCTGGGTTTTACCCATAAAAGAACATGTAAAAATCGAAAAAAAGAGGAGGGATTGTAGAACTCGTCCCTCGCTCTCGTTATTTGTCAGGCTCTTCAAACAGTACCGGACGTTTTGAATTTACATTGGTAGGGGATTCGAGACATTCAGTACAAGGAGAATCGGTATCCTTAACCTTTTTGTGCTTGCATTTTTCACAGTAAATATCAAATCGTACGATATGATCCTTAATCTCCATAATTGACCAGTCCTTTATTACAAGAATAAAGACTGGCCTATGCGCCGGCCAGCCCGTCACTTAATTAAGTTCCGGAAGCTGTCTGAGAACCTTCTGGAGTCCAGCCAACCCAACGACCCATCTGGCCGAGCAGATACTGGCTCTGCTGATAGTTGCTACGTTCGTTCTGGAGTGCAACATTCTGGGCCTGGGCGTCTTCGAGACGCTGCTGAAGCATCTGAGTCTTGATCTCGCAGCAGCAGGAATCCATCTTCGCTTGGAGTGCCTGCAGTTGCTGACTCAGGACATTGGTCTGGTTCTGGATACCGAGGTTCACCTGGTTGAATCCCTGAATTGCGTTGATTTCATAAGTCTGGCTTTGCTGCATCAGAGCGTTTGTCTGGGCACTGATCAGCTGGGCAGTTTCATAATTGTTGTTTGCAGAGGACAGCAGAATCTGCTGCATGTTCTGATTGTTGAAGCCCTGAGCAACCTGATCGGCTGTAGCAGGATCGGGACCCATCGGACGACCTCCGCCAAATCCGAAGCCGTTCCCACCAAACATCAGGATCAGAAGAGCAAACACCCAAAAGAAACCGTTACCACCAAAACCTTCGTTATCACGCATGAGAGCGAGATCGCCAGTAGAAAGTCCTTCCGCCATAGAGCACATACCTCCGATAGTAAAAATATAAAAACACCAGACTTCATAGCGTGCGCATCCGTTCTCAGCCAGGTGTTTTCATCACAGGAGGTAAGGAGTATGTCAGAACTTCATGGAGTTAATCTGATTTAGAATTACGTTTGGATCTTTACCCATTCGTTGGGCTGTTTGGTAAAACAATGATTCGGCATTACCACCATTATTACTTATGAAATCAAGAACTTGCTGGGTTCTGGGGTCGTTTTGGAGGATTTTCATTATTGCCGCTTGCGGGTTGCTGGCTCCGGTTGCCAGTTGCTGCAGATTTTGAAGCGGCTGAAGTCTCTGGCCCATTATTCTTCCAAGCAAGTTCTGTACTGGGTTTTGCATGTTGGTCCTCCTCATATTTATCCATACGGTTTAGAAGTGCATTCATTTTTGCATTCAGATCTTCAAGAGTCACTGGCTTAGGTTCGTCTTCAGGAATAAGCTGATAACCCTGTACGATAATCTGATTGTTCATATCTTTAGCAACGACATAAACTCTGGCAATATTCGGATCAGATTCAGAAATAATCTCAGAAGACCCCGAAGCGAGAGTATCAGCATATGCTCTTGCTCCAGAATATCCGTTGACCGGTTGAATCTGACTGTATTTAAGAGAACCAGGCATTTGAAGTTGTGGTGGCTGCTGACTCATTTTAATGGGTTCCACCCTCGGCCTCTGAGCGACAAATGGTGGAAGATATGGGTTATCATACACACCCATTGGAACCATCCTCTTTCTGACTAAGATTTAAAGGATCCCTGAAGAATTTTGATGGCATTGGCATGCTCGATATGCTTGCCATGCAGATAATCATAGACCCACAACATCTTTTCCGGAGGATCCCCATGCTCTTTCCGATATGCCTCAATGATTGACGTAACTTGTTCATGAAGCATCATAGCGTGATTCATTTCTTCTAGAGAAAGTTTGTTGAAAGTTGCGGCGAGGGAAGTCCTGCCGTTTTCTTTACAGGTGATAGCACGCTTAATATACTTTTCAGAATCGTTGAGTTCTTCATCAATCATGTCGCACAGATCAGAAATCAATTGCATGGGGATTACCCTCCTAAATTATTTAATTATTTACGTTATCATCCCAGGGTTCGACGTAACTCATAGCCCGATTACTGTCGCTTGCCCCGGCAGTGGTGGGATCCACAATAACACCAATCAGACCAAGGAACATCAGAATCTGGTTAATGATCTGACCAATAAGATTCTGAGTAACAACGGGATAGACGTCAAACAGTGCAAGCATGCTGTACACGAATCCAATCAGCAGGGAAAAGAAACTCGACAACCATACCTTGTTCTTAAACCTAACTTTCCAGTTCACTTTCATTATGATCCATCTCCTTTTTCTGCTCTTCTATCTGTTGCATATAGGTCATTCTGCGGACCGGTAATTTATCGACTTCCTCCATAAGGCGTTTGATCGTACCGTTTCCACCGAGTTCACGATAGGGGTTATATAGGTATTTGATCAGATCTTCGTATTCATCACTGCTGACCCAGCCACGTTCAATGTACTTGGTCATCAGATACAGAAGACGATCATGGCCAAGCCCCAGCAACATTCTCGTCTTAGCGTCTTTTTTATCCCGTTTACTTTGAAGGAAACTCCACAACCCGCCAGACGCGAGTACAGCGCATACGACCGTTACGGCCATCTGCAGATAAGGTGACATAAGATGTTCCTCCTTATCTTACTTCTTTTTACGGGATGTTTTTGCAGGCTTGGAACAGGCTTCCAGCTTCTTCCAGGTCTCGGCATTGATAACGCCAGTGACTTTCAGACCGTTCTTACGCTGAAAAGCTTTCACTGCGGAAACCATGCCGATAGTAAACACACTATTCGGTTTGATCGTAGAGCCGGTCTTAGCCAGCATAAGCTGAGCTTCTTTGACCACGGCTCCCGTGTCCCCATATTCCAGGGAAGTGAACTTACGTACCAGATTAGTTTTCATTGACATTTTCCTCCTTTTAATATTTACCTTTGCCGTCCCCGACAATATCCAGGAATTCGCTCTTCATGTACCAGCCTTTACGCTTTCCATAATTAACCTTAGCCCAGGTTTCGCCGGGTTCGACAATAGTAACCTTCGAGCCAACAGGGACACGTTCCCATGTACGACAGTTCTTATCCGGATACTGACGAAGGAACACGTTATTCCCAGTTGTTGCGACGACAATAGCAATAGAGCCTGTGGTAGCGATGGGTTCATTGATCTGTTTAGAGGGAGTAACGGCTTTGCCAACTGCTTTAAGAAGAGTTTTAGATTTGCCGTGAAATCCCCAAGGGCTATTCTTATTTTGATCCAGTTTTGTATCGACTCTCATTCTAGGGCTTGTCATGTGAATAATTCGAAGAGGCTTAACACTGAGTACAACACCTACATGATAGTAGTCATTGAGATCTCCAGTGTAATATGCCCCACCTTTCTTGTATCGAGAAGGCAGGGCATAAGTTTTCGGTTTGGCTGCTTGTGTACAGCCTTTGAAGATTATATCACCGCGTTCGAGATCTGCTTCACTCTTAATTGGTTGAAGGTTTTCGATATCAAATCGAGCAGCGTAATTACTGCCATGAATACCTAGCCACTTCAAACCAATACGAATAATAGCTCCGATGATCAGTCCAATACAATCACATGTACCATCATCTCCTTTCCCCGGTTGTTTATATGCCGGATTAAGAGACTGTATTTTTTCGATAGCTTTAATAAACAGATCAATTATCTGCTCATAAGTCATGCGCCCTCACCAGGATTCTCATTCTCATTTCCATTCTCTTCCGGTTCGGGATCCGGTACAATAACCGGAGCGATAGCACCCTTGTGGAAAGGTTCACCGATAATACGGCCGTCCGCTGTCATCAGAACAGCAGTCTGAAGCTGATAGTCGTCGTGCTTCAGCATATATCCGACAACCTTGTGCCACTCTGCCTTAGCATAATTCAGACACTTGTCGATATCATCAGCATACGTCTGTAAGTTGCTGTCGAAAATAACAGGATAAGTGACGTTGTCCAGAGTCAATGCCTGAAAACCGCCAGAAGAATTAACGACTTCAGCGCGCACAATGAAAATCTGTCTTTCCTGTGTCATAATAGGATTCCTCCTTTAATGAGTCCAATATTTAACTTCAACGTTGCCGTTGGAGTCATCAAAGATATTATTTTGTCCAAGGAACGCTTTGATCTGTTCTGGTGTAAGATCGTATTCGATGGGGGTAATCAATTTGCCGATTACCTGTATCACTTGATCCGTTGAGAAGCTATCCGGCAGATATACACGGCAATTATAAGACTGACCAACAATATAATAATGAGTAGTTCCATTATTGTTTGCATATTGATATTTCGCAACATTGCAATAATCAGTATTATGGTTTGTAATACCATTTCCATAAACGGGATTAACAAACTTCTTGACACGAAGAACTGTTCCGTCGCCTTGGTCTTGAGCGGTTCCCCAATTGCCCCATGTATCGGTAAGTATTTCATATTCTGCAACGATCTTCCCACGAATCAGATCAATATAACCGCCAAAGTACTTATCTTCATATAGTTCAAACGTAGACGGATTAGAACCAGATTCAAGCTGAATATCATACAATCTTCCAGGTGATCCTGTTGTTCCGTTTTGTAATACAAGACCTATTCTTGAAGGAGCAGATAGCGTGAATACTAGATTATTATTCGCACCTAATGTTTTTACATACATTGCATAATATGTGTTGTATGTAAAACCGTCAGATTCTATATCCAATAGTAAACGTGCCCTTGAAACAGCTCCGTCATTCTGAGCTTGAATTACATACGTTCCAGCAGGAAAGACCTGTGAGAATATAACATGTGATCTCGCGCTTGTAGCCACAGCATCAATGGATATGACGCCAGTATCTTTTGAAATTGTTATATTGCTATCATTTGCTCCTGGCTTAATCAAATCGGTTAAACCAATATTCAGAATATTTCCAATTGAAGGAAATAATACCGGAATATACTGTCCTCTGTATTTATGATACTCAGTATCTGAAGAATCATAATTTATTCCGACACCATTGAATCTTATATAGTCGCCATCAGAGAATGTTACGCTTGTGCTCTGATTCATTCGGAATATAAATACAGCATATACAGCATCAGCCGGGATTGTATAGCTTCTACTTAATGTATTATCCGATTCATTAAACATGGTTGGATCGGCTATAAGAGTTCCATCTTTTTTTCTAAACTCTCCAATCATTACACCATGATGTGTCGAATTACTATTAACTATACCACCGCATACGAATCGAACTGTTTTTCCTCTTAAATTCTCTGGTATGATCCATCTCAAGCTTGTCTGATAGTACACATTATAAGCACTTCCAGCAGTCTTAACACTTACTGTAAGCGTATCTTCATTAAATGAATGTTGTGCATTTGCAGCATCAAAACAAGGAAGCGATGTGTAATCAATGAGATTGTCGTTTGTATGGAATATTCCAAGAGAACATCGTCCATAAATAGGTCTTATATTCGTCGGACCTGGGTCACCTGTACCTTCCTGTACCGGAGCGAAATGAGCCTTCAGATCGACGATTGGGGCTTTCAGATCTGTACTGAAAGAAGCAATCAAACTGGAAGCAGAAGCAACATGCGGTGTATCAAACTCCGGTTTTCTAATCGACAAGCGATCCGCAAACGCATACTCTACTTCTGTGTCATCATTCATATCGGTCCAGAAGTTGTTGTAGTCGAGGAATGTTTGGAGAGTTATGGGGTCGATGTCGTATTCGATTGGGGTGGTGAGCTTTGCAACGATGGTCAAGCCGTTCTCGGATAGCCACTGCTTAAATTTATCGACAGTAGCTTCTCCATCAAACATAGAATCCGGTACATAGAAATATGTCTTATATACTCCGCCACCGATACGAATCCCAAGACGAGATATATCAGATGGAGTAGTGGACTCCAAAGCCGCCTTATCGCATTTTGTGAGAGCACCAACCCCCGTGCAGTCGTCGAACGTATCATTTGCCAAACGTATACCGCCTGTAAATGTTCCTGAATAATTGGAAATGTTTTCTTCTCCATTGAATACATGAGCTTTATACTCTGCAACCAGTTTCCCGTTTACAGGATCAATGTATCCGCCATACTCTACGCCGTGGTCAAACCATGAAAGAGGGATAGTTGATCCTTCATACTGTTCGAGGGTGTCCGAAGCCGTATCAACTTCCATATGGAAATTCGTCATCGAAAAACCACCAATCGTCGAAATATCGGCTCCTGTAATATCGAGGGTCACTGCGAATTTAGCTCCAACAGGCAACTTTAATGGAAAGTATATGGCAAAGTCTTTTGAACTACCATTGTGTTTTATACGCAAATATTCCATATCTTCGCATTCAGAAGAAACAGTTAATACGCCTGTTGTATAGTGTACAGCCTCTGTAATTTCGCCACTCATTCTGAATAGTTTTAGTCTGCTATATGAAGTATTTACTTTTTTAATAGCCTCAATATATAAACTAACATATGCTCTTGTATCCACGACGTTATTTGTTACAACGCCATTTGAAAGAGTAGCGGTACTATTACAAAATGCGTTACTAATATCGAGAAGATTCTTCTTCGTCTTAAACAGATTGCACCCTGTCCACCCTGTTATCGGCCTTATATTGGTCGGAGAAGGGTCTCCACTCCCCTCTTGTTTGGGAAGGAAGTGGAGTTTTAGACTTTCAATATTCGCCTTATCTGCACTACGGAAAGAAGCAATAGGCCCTTTGACAGTATGTGTCAGCTTGCCCATGACATCACCGCCCCATATACTCCATCAGTGATGATAATATCATAGATCATACCAGTCTCAAGCGCAGTAGCATCAAACCACGGAGGGAATTTGACCGTGTTAGGTACTGTTAAGAGTGTAGCAGTACTACCAGACTCAAATATCACTTCGCAACTGCCAGAAGCCGGAGGAGTAATAGATAGAGTACTAACTTCGCCACACTTATACCGAACATTCGGCAGGCATGTGAGTGTAGGGGTACCGCCTGAAACATTCTCGATCAGGATAGCACCCGTAGATACACCGAGCATAGATTGAATGGCTTGCTTTTGGGCTTCAGGATAAATGCCTACAGTTTCTCCAGATAGAGAAGCCATGTCGGCTCCAGCAAGTTTGGCGAGAGCGTAGTATACCAAAGTATGTTGATACTTCGGAACAACAGGCGAGTTGCCGTCTGTTCCAGCTTTCATTGAACTCGCATCTGCTTTGTTTATCCTCAGTTCACCGTTGTACATATAAAGACCGGCACCTATTTTTGCAACGCCTGCCTTACTACTTGTAGCATAATCGATATTCTTAACATATCTGCCATCGACAGGATCCAACTCGCAGTTCGTTCCAACAGTAATCAGACCACCATCAGAAATTGCAGCGGTAACTTTATACCTCTTGCCATCCATTACGAAGGTCTCACCAGCGGCATATGCCCGTGAAGCAGTATTCCCAGTTTGATAATCTCCAAAAAGACCATCGAGACCAAGCATCTTTTGGATAGCCTGTTTCTGGGCATCAGGATAGACACCTACAGTTTCTCCAGATGCAGATGCCATGTCGGCTCCAGCAAGTTTAGGAAGACCATAGTAGATTGATTCCCGCAATGTGTAGGCCGTTAATGGACGAACATTATTTGAACCAGCCTTAATGTGGCTGACCCCCGCAGAAAGAACTCCGAGAGTGCCATCATTTCCAATATGCAACCCATGAGAGGTATCGACTAGCACGACGCCGAGGGCATTACCGGATGCCTTGGGTATGTTGGCTATGCTGTTCTGCTTAATAGAGGATCCATCAATCTGAATATCCAGTACAGGAATAGCCATGGGAGTAACATACAGGTCATTGTCGCTGTAGGTAACGGTTACACCGTCTACAGTAATAGTACCATTGGCAAACAGCTCTGCAAGCTGGGCCTCAGAAAGATAAACAATATGCTGTTGATAATTAGGCATAAACGTCACCTCCTTTTACTTCCATTTTGATCTTATTCATCACGCGACCTCCTCCTGCATTTTCGACGCATACGTAGACCATCCAGGTTCATTCTGATATATATCGAGACAACCGGCTGGTACATAAATAATAAGGTTCGGGAACGCAGCATTGAATACTGAAGACCCTAACGTTGGAGGTGTAGTCGGCTTGACATAGACTTTAGAAAGTGATGAACAACTGATGAACGCACTATCTCCGATTGATGTAACTGTACTCGGAATGATTACTTCCATAAGACTATAACATCCCTGGAACGCATTTTTATTAATCGTTGTAACACCATTTGGTATATTTATTTCTGTCAAGCCAGATGCATAAGAAAATGCACTTTCACCAATTGTGGTAATGTTATTTTTTAGATGCACGCGATCTAGCATACGACAATTATTAAAAGCGCTGTTCCCAATTGAAGTCAAGGCCGTAGGCATTAAAATCTTTTTTAATCCATAACAATAATTAAAGCAATTAAGACTAAAAGAAGTAAGGCTATTAGGTGCCGCTATTTTTTCAAGACAATAGCAATTGGAAAATGCAGTTCCTTCTACTGTCTCAATAGTACATGGAAGAGAAATAGATTTAATTATACAGCACGATGATAATATTGAAAGTGGTAAATTTACAGTTCCTCTTGGAATTGTAATGCTTCGCAACGAATAACAACTATAGAATGCCGAAGCTCCGAAAACAGTTACACTAGACGGAATGGTAATTACTTGCAACTTTGTGCAATAGGCAAACGCATTGGCATCCAGTGAAATATCATTACCGAGTCGTATTTCTGTTAGTACAGAAGCGAATGGCATATTATATGGCATGGACTGAGAAGCAAAATTTCTGCTTAATATAAGTGAAGAACTCTGATTAACGAATGTAAGTTTTCCACTCGTTACCGAAATTGTTATCTTATATGAACCTTTCTGAGCATAAGCATGTGTAACATATTGACGTTGGTCAGAGTTACCAGAGATTGAAGTAACTTCTGTGTTATCGCCCCAATCTATGGTCCCAGTACCGTTCATCGCAAAATATAATCTAAAGTCTAAAACATTATCATTTACGATCTCAATAAATAATTCTGTCTTCCCAGATGTTGTAACATACATCTGACCTACATATATAGATTCGTCGTATACAATATCAAGGACTCTGGATTTAATTTCAGCGAGCGTCCAGTTCCAACCCTGAGCAGTAAGGCCTTCGTGAGTAGGATTCGGAGGCAACGCATCAAGAACAAGAGCCTCTTCTTTTGTAAATGACGCGACAATAGTACCGTCATAATCTATAAAATTTACAGCTTTTTCGGGAGCACCTGTAGATAACTCTTGGGATATAATTTGACGAAAGCCTACGCCAACACTATCTCTGCCTAAGTAGATCATATGAGTCTCACCACCTCAACAGATTGTGCAGGATCACCTTGAGGACCCTGGGGACCTTGTGCACCAGTATCACCTTTATCGCCTTTAGGCCCCTGCGCACCAGTGTCTCCTTTGTCACCTTTGTCACCCTTATCTCCTTTAGCGCCAGTGTCGCCGGTATCACCTTTCTCTCCCTGAGGACCTTGAGCTCCAGTATCTCCTTTTGGTCCTTGCGCTCCGGTGTCGCCTTTGTCACCTTTATCTCCTTTTGGGCCTGTATCACCGGTGTCTCCCTTATCCCCCTTAGGACCGGTTGGTCCAGGAATACCTTGTTCACCGGTATCCCCTTTATCCCCCTTATCTCCTTTGGGACCTGTATCACCAGTATCTCCCTTATCTCCTTTGGGACCCTGGGCGCCGGTTTCTCCTTGTTCGCCTTTTTCTCCAGGATCTCCTTTATCGCCCTTGTCTCCCTTAAGGCCTTGAGAGCCAGTATCGCCTTTTTCGCCAGTATCTCCCTTAGGACCGGTATCACCGGGATCACCTTTATCACCCTTAGGACCAGGTTCTCCAGTATCACCCTTTTCACCGGTGTCACCTTTATCTCCCTTAGGTCCGGTATCACCGGGATCACCTTTATCACCCTTATCCCCTTTAGGACCATCAAACTCATGAGAATCTTTGGCTTCCTGGAGAGCTGTATCGATTGCCGTAGGGATCCCGGCTGTAGCTTCACGAGCTTCTCGAACAACTTGATTGCCTTCGGTAACAAAATCAGCGATGGGATCCGGTGTTGGTCCATTTCCGGTGAGAGATTTCTTAATCTCAGTTCCGGCTTCATATGTTTTAGTAATCATGGAATCAACGGAAAATGTCAATTGTACTTTTCCGATTCCATTTTGAACCAAATCGCTTCCCTTAACTTGCCATCTAATATTGTTATCTTCTCGAGTCACGATAACTGGATAAATTACATGGTTTGGTGACTCCACAACCATTGAGGCAACGGCTGTGGGGAATTTTTCGAACATCTCGCTCGAATCGAAGAGTACTTGTGTAAACTCGTTTTCACCCACGAAACCGATCGGGATGACTACATTTTTCAGGTCATCCAGCCGATAAACTAATGTATCAGGCCTCATAATTGTAACCTCCATTACTTAGAAATCAGAATTGGTGTGCTCCGGAGCTACGATTAGTCTTATACGGACCAACCCGGCATGCGAATGTTAATCGAGGATATCCCTGGTCGGCTTTATTCGTAACGGAAACTCGACCTTCGTAATAAAAATTAGGATCATCAGATAAAACAATCTTCATTTTCTTTCCTTGAAGGAACTGACAAATGGTATTAAGCATTGTATTCATGTCAGATCCGACAAATATGAATTCAAATGATCCGATTCTATCCTTATAAGACGGACCACCAGTAAGATAATCCGACAAATCAAGAGATCCATTCCGACCAGGAATATCCACATAATTAGCTTCGAACTCTGGAGCAGGGAATACCGGTTTCTGAGTCGGGATCAGATGCCAATCACTCCATGTATTCTTGCTAGTATTAGAAGAATTAATAAAAGTTATGGCATGTGCTCCATCATAGGCATACATAAATCTCACCTCTTCAACCGAATATTCTTAGTTCCGCCTAATCCTTCCTGAATGTCCATTAGAATAGTATAATTACTATAAGTTGTGCGTTCGATTGCAGAGGCGTTCACCGTTATATTCTCGGTTTTAGATGCATTATTTGAAAACCATTCAACTGCATCAGCAAAACTCATAGGATCACTAAGCCATATCCATAAATCATCGGAAATGGCATTGTATCCAGCCGTGGCATTCAAAGAAGATCCATCACTAAACTCTACAGTCGGTGTGAATGCTTTCGGGAGATAGATCTCAGGTATCTTGTTCTGGTCCATTTTGATCCTCCTTAACCTCTTCAGTAACAGGAGTTTCTACAAGTTCAAGAACTGTTTCTTGTTTTTGTCTTTTTTCCTCTCCAGAAAGCTTATTATACATAAACAGATATCCGATAGCAGATTTAATCGGAATCGTAATTTGGTCTTCAAGAATAATCGGTACTGATATATTCTGAAGAATATTAATTGCTGTCTTAACCCACATGTCTTTTTCTGTGTTCTGATTTTCCATAATGTGTCCATCCTTTCATTAATAAGAATCCCACTGAGCTTGACTTAAGCCTCTAGTTGTTACTACGCCTTTGGTTCCGTTCGACAATTTGTACTTTGCCCTAACAGGACCAGGTCCTCCGGCAGAAGCAATCAGAGTACAAATTTCTGATAATGTAACTGCTGCAGCTGCTGCAGGTGTTTTAAAATACTTACCAGAACCAGGGGTTCCACCATTGCCATTATCATAATAAACTTCATAAACTTTATTGTATCCTAGTGGAATTAGTCCAGATGGTTCTGTTCCAGTATGTTCACGAACACCGCCAACTTCTAGTGTGCGCCATTTTGTACCACAATAATGTACACCGTTATTGTGATCCCTATAACCAGCGGTCACCCATATACCAGGATTCAAGTTGCCAGCGGAATTACCTGTATTTTGTTCATACAACCATGCGGAATTATTAGCATCATACCCGTCATTATATGCTTCAAGCCCGCTTTCTCTGCTCTGATACTGCATATTTGCTGTACCGGCCTTGGATTGGGCTCCTGCTGTATACTTATGGGTCTGCGAATTATATGTGATGCTTGCTTCCGCAGTAATGGAGTACTCTTTCACATTACTAGATGCAACTCTTTTTACTTTTTTATTTGTCGTATCTAGTTCAAGTCCTGCTGCTGTAGCGCCATCAGATACACCAGTATCGTACCGATCTGGCTTTGTCTTGAAATATCTTACGGCATTGGCATTTCCACTAGCGTCCCTAGCAGTTCCGCCACTATCATTGTATCTAGCATACATCTTATAGTTCGTATTGTATGCCAATTCCGTAGGGGTCATTCCAGAAGGAACTGAGGCGCCTGACTGATACGCTACATATGAAGCTTTGCCGCCGTCATTCCAGCCAGTATTATACCCATCATCATACGCTTCAAGTCCACTTTCTATGCTTTGGTATTGCATTAGATGAGTACCGGCTTTGGATTGTGCTCCTGCAGTATATTTATGAGTTTGGGAATCATATGTAATACTTGCATCTGCGGTTATCGACACGGCCTTTATGTTGCTAGACGCCACACGCTTAACTTGCTTGTTGGTAGTGTCTACTTCAAGTCCTGCATCGGCAACTCCATCGTCAAATACATCCGAAGCGTCTATAGATACCGGACATGTGAACCCAGTTGAATACATATGATCTTCATCGGGTCCATATAATACATAAAAGTCTCTTGATACGACTTTTCCGCTTACAGTTGTTGCGCCGGTCGGAAGTAGGGCTTGCAATGCGGTAGATACTAGAACTACATCATTTGTATCTTTAACCGAATATACGCCGTCAGACCAGCCCGCACTTCCGATAGAGGGTCCTCCGGCTCTACTAAAAGTTCCTGAAAAAGTTACTTCATTACCATCGCCATCATAACCAACGATATGATATGTATCGGTAGTGCCGCTAACAAGTTCTACTTTGCCGCCGAGCAAACAATGTTTTAAACTACGTGAGCCATCGGGCGTTCCAAAGTAAAAATCAGAAGCGTATATCGGACCGGAGCTTTGCACAACTCCGCCAATAACCATGCCGTGGTTTACAATAAGTGATGAAGTGATTTGTGCAATTGCCGCCTTAAGCTGAGTGGTAGTTAACTTGTCAGTCTCCAATGATGCAATCCGTGCGACTGCGGCATTCAGCTCACCAATGGTAGCTTTGTTTGCGACCAATGTATCAATTGCAGCAAACTTTGTCTTGAATGATGGGATTTCCCTGGTATGAAAATCCATAGCATTCATGAAACCAGGGGACGTACGCGTAACGCCTTGATCGTCAACATATGTGATTGTATCGTTTACCTTACACAGCCACTCCCAATTTGAATCTCGTCCGAATTGGGCAGTACCGTCTACGCCATCAATATGGGCGGTGTCAGATTCAATCTCAAATTCTTTTCCGTCTTCTTCTGTATTGTTGGCTGTGAAAACACCAAGAAAATCAAGATTTAACTGATTCCAAGAGCCTTGACCTACTGTTGCGGCCACCTCTTCCATCTTGAATTGGACGTTCCCGTTAAGAAGTTCAGCTGTTTTGGTTACAAATCCAGTAACACTATCAACAACATTATCAACATCAAGAGTGTTCCCGACATTAAGCTTTTTCCCGGCGAGCAAATCCTTAAATTGATTAGCAACATTTGAAACAGTGTCAATAGTAGTATTCGGAAGTTTCCCACCACTAAGAATGACTCTTGTATTAAATGCTTGCTCTCTAATAGATTCGCTATTGTTCCATATAGTAGCACCTTGACGTAAGGCAAAATCAGTCCAGTTACCATTATCATCAACCAGGTTGGCAAAATAACTTTGGCTAGCGGTTTCATTAAGAAGAACATTAACCTGTTGATGATTCAGTCCAACTGTATTAAGCAAAAAATCAGCAGCTTGGTTCTTAAAACGAGTCTGTTGCCGTTTAACTGACGGAGTGTAGTCAATTAACAGTTGAGTATCATCTACCGAGACTCCTCGTCTTTGGGCTTCAGCCAATAATGTCGCATAATTATTTCTTTTGGTTTCAGATAACTTTGAAGCGGCATCAATAAATTCCTCGACTGACTGCTTCTTCTCTTTTTGCGTTATATCGGTAGTATAAATCGTAAAAGCAAGAGGATTATCTAATGTAATATCTCGACCATCGGTTTGTTTAAAATAATAATCATGTTGAAGTTGAGTTCTTAATTCCGCGATGCGCTTTTCTTCCTCAGTAGGATCGGAGCCATTATTTTGGTTACTTATAGGTCCGCCTCCACCTTTGCCCTTGGACTTATTCTTTACGCCGTAAGAGCCATTAATCTCCTGATGAGGAATACCTATCGTATATTTATTATTTTTTGGATTGTAAAAATCATATTCGGCAGATATGATAGTTAATCCTCGATATATATTGGATACCTCAGGATGAACCAGATTTACAATATCGCCGCACAGAAGATATTGCTTTGACGGGTCAACAATTTTAAGATCTACGGCAGTTACCGACCATTGTGTAATTTCGGAAATATAATTGTTTTTGATCCAATCTTTTGCATAGTTAAACAATTTCTCTGGAGTATCTGCATTCTCAAATTCAACTGGTCTCCAGATATATCCATAATCAGATACCGCATTCTGATAGTCTGATTTTCTATGATAATCCGTATTCAACTCATTGTCGGAATAAAGGGGGATTGTAGCAAGCTCTGAAACGAGGATATAATCTACTTTTTCATGATTGGCACTTACAATCGGCCAATAGTCGCTGATGAAAATATCTTCGCCATTTTTACCTTTTCCTATCGGAACAACGGCAGTGAACAGATTATCCACATTATTAGATCCGCTCAGATCAATAAGATTCTTCGCAACTTCGATTGTTTGTGCATTAAGGGTTGCATTATAGTATTTATCATACCAATCCAGATAATTTGATCCATCATTTGAATTGTATCTTACCCGGAAATAGCCACCAAATTCACTCAGTAATCCTTCAAGGCGATCCATGGATTTATTCCAACTGGTATCTCCGAACTGCTGAGATGATTTATCTACCGGGATAGTAACCCGTTGTTTAGCATCTGTGGCATTGGTATATTGACCAGGCACCTCACCAAGAGTGAACATCCGGTCTGTATCTCCATGCATATCCTGATTATGCTGTGTGATTATCTGCTGCAGGTATGCATTAACATCAATTTTAGGTCTCGTTTCCTCTTTGGTCCCTAATTGGTGACTATCGAGGAAAAAGGCAAAACTACCTTCACAATGGACCGTACGAATTCCGGTTGTTCTTGGATCGACAGTAATAACACGACCACGGAACAATTGAACTCCGAAATACTCGATCCGAATCTTTGTTTTAAACTGTATGAAAGAATCGTAATATGGGCTGGTAGGAGCGATTTCAAATTCAAAAGATCCAGCTTTTCCTAAATCATTTTTTGCTTTCGGGTTATTAAAAACCGGATCTCCTGAAAATGGAATCGTTTGCATAACGGTTTCAGTTGTAACATTTGAGCCGTTACGTATAAAGTTTTTAATATAAAAAACTACAGTCTCGCCGGCCATGAACTTCTCCGACCTCCTTTACACAAAAGAAAGCCGGAGAAAGTTCCCCGGCGTTAATTAATTACGTCTACTTGCGTACAGATTTTTTCTGCCTAAATTATTATCAACATCGTCTGTAACTCCTCCAGCAATTACGCCATTATTGAGAACAATCTTCATGTTCGTCATTGCTGTCTGAAGTTCGACGAGTTCAGTTTGAACTTGCATCAGCGCTTCGTTTAGACCGGTTAAATCTGTGGGATTTTGAACCACAACCTGAACCGGGCTATTGTCGACCGATGCGGATGCGCGTTTTAATGAAGACATAAGGTTTAATGAATAATTATCAAAGAACGAATCCAATGTAGATCCGGCTGCTGTAATCTGGCTAAGGTCGAGAACGGGGGTAATAGTTGGACTATAATCCACTTCATCGGCCATAGCTTGACTTATTAAAGCCATCAGAGAAGTTGCTTTATCTATAGCAGATCCAGTCATTATACCACTAGCTTTTTCTACATCGTCTTTGTCATTTAGCAGACCTTTGACCAAACCAGCATCCATGAACTGGCCCATCTCTTCAAAAACCTTGGAAGGAGATGCGATGTTGGCAGTATCTTTTCCTGCTTGAATAGCTGCTGATACCACACTAACAATGGCATTAACGACTCGACTTCTTCCTTCTTCAATACCAATGGCTATTCCTTCAGAAATCATTTTACCAGGATAACGATATTCACCACTGACATCCAAAGTAATAAGTGTCGCCAGGCCTTTGGCAAGGTCACTAAAAACAGATATTGCTTGTGCATCGATACCGCCAATTTCATTAAATGCGGTTGTCATACGTTGCGCGAAGGAAGCGAGATCTTCGATCATTGATTCATTTCCAAAGTCACCATTAAGAATGGCCAAAAGATTAGCAAAGTTAGTAATGACATCTCCATAATCATCGGCCCACATGTTATCGGTGGGGATTACAGTTGTATTCAACATACCAATAACATTGATCAGACTGCTCAGGAAATCCACAGCTTCGGTCACTGCTTTCATATTAAAAGCGCTACCGTCTTCAGATGCACCCGTAATTGATTGACTAAATGAGCTCAAGCCATTTCCGATAAGAATAACATCATCCGACAGTTTCCCCAGAGTCTCTTTTTCGCCATATAACAGTTGATGCAGACCACCCATATCAGGAAGTCTATTCTGTAGATTGGCAAGAAAATCAAGAGCCTGCAGTGCATAGTCGAAATCTACTTTTGTCCCATCTTTCAGAATTACATTCTTTGCAAAGCTGGCAATTGAATGACCAAGAGCTCCGATATCATCAGAGAAAACACTGAGTGCAGATTTGTGGATTCCAGCATTATCAAATACTTTAGCGAACCGAATATTATCAGCTGTAAGTTTATGATTCAGTTCTTTCATACGACCCAGAATACTGAGACCCTCTTCAAAGTCGCTAGAGCTACCTTTAATGTTCGTAGCAAAGGTACCAAGAGCTTCTCCAAGGGCTCCAATATCAAGCGCAAACTGATTTAACTTACCGCCTTTACCATTTGCTTCAGCATGACCGACCTCATCAAAAGCATTAACGACGTCAAGGTTCTCAGGAGTAACGTATCCTCCAATCTCAGCGAGGAACTCAAGCAACGCGATAGCTTTTGATGTATCAGTTTCCATTTCTTTAGCCGACGAAGCAAATGTACTAAGAGCACGACCAAGAGATTCCAGTTGACCTGCAAACAAACCGAGAGAGAACGAATCCGGCATATTATCGGGTATTTTGAATGCTTCGGATCCATCTTCACCGCTGATAGCCGCGCAGATAGCCTTCAGAATTTTCACAGAATTGGAAATATCCGGGATGTCTCCATTATCAGTAGGAAGACCGGTTATTTCCGAAGCACCTTGCGCATAAAGGGACATTGCTCCTCCGAGCGCTGACATCTGACCACTAAAAGTACTCAATGGTAGTTTAGTGAATTTCTCAATGTTGTCAGCCTGACCGAAAATCCCTTGGAGAAGCTCCAGTGCTTTGTTTTCCGTGCTTGTAATGCGCTTAGAAGACTCATCAAAGAGCATCATACCAACACCGAGATACAACAATTCTTCTGGGAGTGATCCGACAGAGAAAGAAGTGAATGCCGGGCTCATCTCGAGAACTTTATTTAGTATCTTATAGGTCTTGGTATCTTCGAAATTATTAGGATAGTCTTTTTCATTAACCAGAAGAGCATCGATTCCAGCTCCGAGGGAATTCATTTGGCTCATTGCACTTCTGATATGAACCTCGTAATCGCCAAATCCAGCAAAGCTCTTTATCAGATCAAACAATTTTGTAAAGATCCGAAGAGTATGATCAACCGCAGTGTCACTAATAGAATCCATTGTACCAAAGAAATCCCGAAGCAACATGCCCATGCTCTTCAACTTGACAGACAGCTTGGTCATTGCATTTCCGACGGATCCTAGAACGACCGGAATCATTAGAGCAACAGCGCCCATAATAGCAACAACTGCGCCTGCTAAAGCTAGCATACTGACAACAACAGACTTGGGGCTCATTTTGCCAAGGATCGGAAGAATTATTCCCAGTACAGCTACGAGAGCGGTTAGACCACCGAGGAACGATGCTACAAGTTTCCAGTCGACTTTAAGCTGGTCCATAAGGACAATGGCCCCAGCAACAATTCCGACCAGAAGACTGAATGAAAGGAATATAGCTTTCACTTGTTTCAGTTTGGACGCATCCATTTTGCCAGCTTGTTTCATGATCAGAGACATAGCGAGCATCAATGCCACGATACTTCCAAAACCCACAAGAGCCTTATCCCAACTTGTAGTGTTGCCAATTATCAATGCCACAACAGACAATGCAGTTAATGCGCCAACAAGACCAGCAAGTTTAGTCATTTCAGCACCTTTTGTCAACTTAACCATAGCTGTTATACCAGCCATTATGGCAAGTAATGATACAATGCCTTGTACTGCGTTGCCGAAGCTCATATTAGCAATGACCTTCAGAGGTATCATCATCAAGGTGAGAGCAAGGCCTAAACTAAGCATGCCTTTCATTTTATTTCCATCAGCAATACGTGCGGCGATCGCCATTGACAATATCAAAGTTTCCAATGCTAGAATTGCTTTGAGGAGACCTCCGGCCATATCTGGACCACTGCCCATAATAGACATATTAGAGAGAATCTTCAAAGGTATCATAAGAAGATTTACCGCAAGAGCAAGTCCAACGAAACCTTTCATATTGACGTTTCCGGCGATAGCACTAGCTAAGGTGAGTGCTGCAATAACCAGGAAAAGCTTTCCAGCGCTATTAAGCACATCGTCCCATGATTCCTTTTTGAGAATTTTCATAGGAATCATGAGCAATAGTACACCAGCAGCCAAACTCATGATACTAGCGCCATTCCCAGCAAACTTCTTTGCCATGAAGCCAGCGGCGATCAAGGCTGCTATAATAATACCTATCGACTTTCCAGCCTTCAGAAGATCCCCATCATTCATCTTGGCGATCATGCTTGCGGAATAGGCGAGTATTCCAATCGCAATAGACAATTGCAGGATTTGATTGCCGAATTTGCTGAAATTAACGGATTTGGTGTTATTATTGCTGTTGATTATGTTACTAATGTTAAACATGTTTTTGAACATGTCCGTGAAATTAAGATTCTTAAAGTTTTTGCCTATGACCTTCAAACCTTTACCAAGCGATTTAGCTCCTTTACCAATGCTTACAAGGCCGCTCCCGGTACGGAAAATAGCAAGCCATTTAAGAATGCCAGTAGCTCCGCTAAGTAATTCTTTGAAATTGGTCCCTTCAAAGAATGTCTTAATTTTCTGGATACCCTCACTGTTTGCAAGGGTGGTAAAGAACCCAGATATTTTTTCCCAAATACTCTTAAACTTTGTTTTCAGCTTTTCAAATATTCCGGGGCTTGCTCGATCCAAAGCATCGTTTATAACATTACCTTTTCCAATATTTTCTATTGGTGTGGCAATAGATTCCGCAAGCTTTTCTGTAACATCAACGCCTTCGGCAGACGCTGTACTTATCCCGAATATCTTTGAAAATGCATCGCCAAGATTCGAGGAAATGCCTCCAAATAGAGAACCGAAAAGTTCTGGAATTTTCTTAGTAAGTTTACTAAGGGTAGTCTTGAGATTAGTTAAAAATCCTTTAATATTCTTGGAATTAAAGGTATTCTTAAAGAAATCACTTATTCCTTTTCCGGCCTTGCTATTCCTGAAATTAGTAACCAAAACATCTGCAAATGCTTTAATTTTGGAAGCCAATTCCGGAATTTTGGTGATGGCATTTTGAATCCATCCGAAGATAGATTGCATAACTCCGCTATTAAGAACTTTAACAACGATATTTGAAAGTTGCGCAGATAAATATTTGAAGATATTTCCAAGAGTTGTTAGAACTCCACTATTCTTTGCGGTAGCGATTATATTGGCTATAAGAGAAGCAAGCGCCCTAACAACAAAGTTAATGACCGTAGTTACCGGACGGAGAATTTCAGCAAGTGTTGTAAAGAAATTCCCTATTGCATTACTCTTAGCGCCTTTTACAACCGCTCCAGTAAACATCTGTGCAATAAAATCGATCAGTTGTTCGACCGCAGAAATTGCTGGGTGAAGTTGCTGAAGGATCTTTCCGATAAAACCGCCGATTCCACTTATAACATTTACCACGAGCGTGATTGCAGAGAAGACGGCTTTGGCAACGTTCTTAATGCGGTCCATACGAGTCTCGGTGCTGTCATCATCTGCGGTAAATAAAAAGTCTTTGATTTTTCCAGTAAACTCCTGGAATTTCATGGTAAGGTCGGTTAACTTAGCAGAAAGGAAAGCGATTCCCTGACCTTCTTTATCTGAGTTAAATAGTGATTTATTAGCGGGATCTATGAACTCACCAACAAAATCCCAAAACGCTTGACGAATTGCTTCACCTATATCCCTAAGGGCATCAAGGAAACCATAAGCTCCTTTAAATAATTTTTCCCCATCCGGAGTTTCAAGTTCTCCAAACAATGCTCCCCAAAGAGCATTACGACCTCCACCAAGACTCCAATGCTCCAGAATTCCATTACGGATGTTTACAAGTTTAGCAAGGTCTTCGCTCACTTTATTACAAAGACCACTAAATAGTCCCATTGCATCACTAAGCTGACCGAAAACATGCTCATAGCTCTTCATCCAACCGGTTGATAGCATATCTTTCCATGCATTAAGCACATCAGATAATGTTACACAACGCTGAGCTGCTTTATAAGCTTTCTCACCAATTCCTTGCGTATTATCGCCAAATGTTTTAAAAACAGCTTCCATGGTCTTTTTATCAAACCATTTAAACTGCAGTGTTTCGACAAAGTTATCAAGATTGACTTCCTTATTGCCTTTAACTGTCTTATAGACGCCGTCTTTGGCTTTCTTAAGGGTTCCCATGGCAACAGCGGCCTCGAGTGCTTCCTTTCGAAAATCGCGAATGTCCATGTTGGCATTTTGAATCGACTTATAATCGATCTTCAACATGTATCCTGCACTCATAGCCTGGCTAATGTTGTACATCGCTCTTTGAGCTTCATTTACGCCTTGGCCGGCAAGAGCTGCCCAGTTAGCAATGCCTTCCATTTCTTTTTCAGCATCGCCTAACTTTATTCCGGCAGTTGTAAACTTACCGATATTCTGTGCCATATCCGCAAAGTCATAACTTGTTTCGTCAGTATATTTATTTAGAGTATCCATGACACCGTAAACTACTTCTTCGGTGTCACCGGTAGCATTCTTAATTGTTTGAACACTTCGCAGAAGTTTTTCATACTTTTCCTTACCAACATCAATTTGGACAGCAGTCATGCTTTTGCCGAATCGTTCAATTTCATTTAAAGCCCCTCTCCAAGCACTCTGAATTTTCTTAGCAATATATGTGCTTAATTTACCAATCCCCAAAAATTCATTGGTAAGCTTTTGCACATTACTAGCGAGGCTTAATATTGCATTATTGGCAGGGGACATAGCTTCCGAAATCTTGCTGAGCTGTTTAGAGGCGTCGTCGAAATTTAAGGACTTTTTAAAATCTTCGAAGTTCTTCTGACTTTTCTTAATTCCTTTGTCAAAGTCCTTAGCATCGAATTGCATTTCTACAAGTCGACTATCCACGTCTGAGTAAGACACTATTTCCTCACCTCCGCCCATGCCTCATCAGCGATTTCTTTAAATATTGGTTCTATAGCTGGGGTTACAAAATCATTTCCGCGAACATAATACCCATTGCGAGTGCCATGACCGCGAACGAGTAAAACCACAATATTATCGCCATCTTTTGTGGTGTTGCTATTATTCCAAGAAATGGCTATTCGATCATTACTTTCAATAACTTCGTAACTCCAGCTAGCAGCAGTTTTGCCAGTCCGGACAGGGGTTGCAGAAGCCAATGCTTCTACTCCCCTTTGTCCTAGACTGTTAAGAACCGCTATAAGCCTTTTATGTCTATTACGTTTAAAAAAAGCTTCTGTTTTCTTGAAGTCGCCTTTATGCTTCACAATAATTGGGGAGGCTTTGCTCATAAAAGCATACCGCCTTTCTTTATCCACGAGTATGGTATTTAGCTTTACGCATGGCATTTAATTGTGCTGCATATTTGGCTGAATCTTTACGACTCATCTTTTGTCCGTTTTGTGTCAATTCACACATGTGTATCAGGGTTAATAGTCGATTTAAATGCCATTTCTGACATTCTAAAGGTATTCCTAAATTTATCATTCGAGCATATATTTTCTCAGAAGTCTGGGGTTTAGGAGTAGTGCCTTTAGATTTATCATTTTCGCCCCGAAACACTGTTGCACTATAAGAATCGTCCATATATTTTTGAATATCCTCAAGATTTTGCGCTGATAAACAAAAATATAAATCCGGATCTACTCTCGGTGTAATAGTCATACACCGAATATAATCCGTCATCGCATCCCCAGCTTTAGGTTTTTGACTGAGGAATGGTTTTTTCCATTTTGATTCCCATTTACTGATAGAGATTAAACTATGCTCAAGTTCAATGGTTTGACCCTCAACCGTCTTAAACTTATTAGTTCTCTCATTGAAGATCGTACCACCGGGAATGGTTATCTGAAGCATAAATCCACTCCCTCATCTTTATCAAGTATTATCAGTAATGGGGTCACTGATGCTGATAATATTATCGGCATCCTTAAAAGTGCCATTCTTAAAGCCTTCCTTAACTTTTGCCTGAACTTTAGCAGGAAGCATACCGATGATGAATGCCCAGATGTTATTTTCCTTAGTGAGCAGCTCTTCAATCAGTGTATCACAGGCTTCAGAGCACTTGAATCGAAGACCGAGTTTCCGTCCCTGGTCGTCTTCTTTGATGAAATCATCGCTGGATTCACGAATGCCGTATCCTTCGATGATAAACAACATAAGAAGGTCGAGAATCTTTTCTTCGTCATGATCCTCCATGAGTCTGGTAATATAACCCTCGAATCCATTAGGGAGCCGGTTGTTCAGCAATGCAAATTCAGTTTGGTTGATGCTGAAAAAGAATGTCTTCGTGTGTTCTTTTTCATCATAATCATGATATGTCAGAGGTTTAGCAATCATTTTTATTTTCTCCTTTCAAAAAAAAAGCCGTTATCTTCTCTCTTTCCGGCTCCTAATATCCCATCGCCGCGTTTGTATGGGGTGTGGATACAAATGCAGATGCGAGAAGAATGGGAATTTTTTACGCGATCAGAGTCAGCACATCGCCCGGCAGCGGCATATACGGAACCGTTGCGTCATGAGCATTGGTACCGGTTACAGCGGCAGTACCATACAGAGCATTCTCCAGAATCGTCATCTTGCCTTCGGCAGTCTTCGTACTGTCGATTTCCAGACAGCTGGTCGGTTTATGTCCCTCAACCGGAACCGGCGTGCAGGAATAATCGAAGGAGAGAGGCTCCAGATTCGGAGAATCTTCATCCGTATCGTGACTCATCTCAGAAGCATTAGCCGTAGCATTGTAGATCAAATGCAGCTTGTAGCCAGCATTCGGATTCAGGTCATTACCGATTTCGGTACGATAGCAGAAACAGAACGGAACCCGGTTCTGCTGACCAATGGTAATACCATTGGCAATAGCAACCTTACCGATACAGGCCATGAACTCATCAGGATAGGTGAAAGCTTCAATGGATCCGTTCAGCTTCTCGATGCCACGGATGGAAGCATAAATGCTGTTATCCGCGTAGAAGTCCTCAGCATCGCCGCCTTCAGGGCTATCAGTCGCATTGGTCAGACCATTCCAGGCCACACCTTCCCATTTATGGGTGGTGGAATTATACAGATACAGAACACCTTTGCTGACACCGCGTTCGTAGACTTTCTGACCAACGCCATCCCAGCTCAGAGCACCAGCAGTTGCGCCCATAGTTATGTCCTCCTTTTAATAATAAATAGTATACGGATAGTGATGCAAATTTTCAGCCGTGTAAGGCTTATTCATCTTGCAAAAGGGAAGATCAGAGATCCTTTCGATATTTGGATCATCAGGGTCATGAGTAATATAGGTTAGTCTATAACGTCGAGTCCGATGATAATCCGAATTATCAGCTTTCGGTTCGTAAAAATCATCAAGCTGATAAATTATGCAGGGGTAATGTATTTGTAGGTTCTCCGGAGGTTGAAAATACACGTTTTCACTATCTAATAGTGCACAAAGACATGCATCCAGTTCTTCACGTGTCCCCATTATACAGCCCCCCTAATGTTAGAATGAGTCGGGGGTAAAGGACTTCGACACTCGAAACTTCCCACTTGGCCCCTTGATACCATGCATATCGAATAGCAAAGTAGTGCTCTCGGGCATATGGGTCTGCAACAATACTGATCACATTATCGATCACGATATTATGGTTAACGTCCTGTCCATCAACGAGTTTCCGGACAGCCCGGGTGACATCACCATAATAATGATTCTCAGTTGTTTGTGGAGTCCATTTACCAGGCCCGGTTTTTACGTTTTCAATAAAGCCAACGTCGCCACTATACCTTGCCATTTTGATCTCCTCATTTCTTTGAAAGATTGGAAGGGCGCATATTAGGTTCACAGACCCAAATTAATACACCCTTCCAATTTTGGAGTGACGATTACTCCTTGTCCAGTTTCAGGCCGGTCAGAGTATAAGTCTTGGTTACAGACTCATAACCGTCGGCATTTGCCGTGACACGGACCTGCTGCGTGTTCTTTGCGATCTTCATGATATGGAGACCGTCGGGATCAAGCGTTACGGGACCAGACTTACCACCGACCAGTTCAACTACGATGGAATCAGCAGCTTCGCATTCGAAGTGCAGAGCCAGATAGTTGCCGACCTGTTCATCAGGATTTCCACTGAAGCCGGTATAATCGGTAACATGCTTCAGTTCACCGCGAATAGCAGTATTACCGAAGGTGATATTGGACTGGAGATCAGTTACTGACTTGCCCAGAAGATCTGTGCCTGCCGGAATGTCAGCGTCGACCGACAGGCTCTTTAAGGGTTTGTGACCTCACATTCGAGCACGACAGCGCTCAGCGGGCGAGTATTCATACCGGAAATACGAGTTTCCAGCAGGCTCTGCTCCTTGTTAAAGTTGATGTCGAAGTCGGTGAAGTGAGTAATCTGGCCGCCCTTATTAGCACCGAAATCATAGTTCTCGAACTTGTACAGGATGCCCAGCAGTTCGCGTTCCTTGTTGCCGACGGTACGAGTCTTGCCTTCGAACTGCTCGCAGGTGATAATTTCGCGGACATTCAGGGCACTGCGAAGTTCTTCCACAGTGTTATAGATCCGACGGCCATTCCTGTCACGGGCCAGCAGCATCTTGTTCAGGACATGGGGGGTGATGTACAGGTCGCCATTGCCGACATTCTTAGCAGTCTCACGGGCATACAGCAGTTCCTGAACGAAGGTCTCGGCATAGATGAAGTTCTCGCCGAAATATCCAGTGGTATTGGAGCCCTGCAGTTCGGCCGCGACAGTGTCGAAGTCAACCAGGCGGTGAATAGTGAACAGTTCATCATCAGTCCAGACCGGAATGATCTTGTCTTCCTTGATCTTGTACTGGGTACCAGGTTCACGACCATCACCCAGCATAGCAGCCGTGGCCAGTTCCTCATTCAGAACCATACGGTCGATGTTGTACATGTAGGCGACATAGTCGAAGTCGACCATATCGATGATGTCATCACGATCCAGATCGCTGCGAACGTACACAGTCTGAGGATCAGCGACACGATAGATAGCAGAAATGTCACCGGGCAGAGTCTTCTGCGCACCCTTGGTGTATCCCTTGGCACGGATGTTCTCGATATCACGAATATCAGTGAACCGAACACGAACCTTGGAGATCGGGATCTTGTTGATCTTAGCCAGGACTTTGGTGATCCAGCCCTGGTCTGTGGTCAGCATTTCCGGAGCGCCGGGCTTCAGATCTTTGTATTCGGGGAACAGCAGAGTCAGGCTCTCGCTGTCAAAGCCATGAGCCAGAGCTTCATCTTTGCAGAACGCGTCAATAGCGGCCTTCAGGCTGCCGATGCTGGAATCCTTGGCCATGGACAGAATTTTCATCTCATCACTATGGGTCAGGACATTGGTTTCTTTCTCTGTTCCTTTGTCAAACAGATTATGCTGCATAGTGGAATCCTCCTTATTTTCTTTGGCTTTTGCAGTCGCTTCTTCTACAGCATCATCGATCATGGCTGCAACGACCACTTTTTGTTCTTCAGTAAATGTTTTCAGAACGTCGCCGACAGTCTTCCCGCCACCGTCAGAGTCATCGGAGTCAGCATGTGAAACATCATCCGTTTCGTCTTCAGTATTATCCTCGTCATCTTCACCATCTTCATTGGTGTCAGAGTCATCGGACTCAGAATGAGAAACTTCATCCTTTTCTTCTTTCTCCTCGTCATCTTCGCTGGGTTTTTCCTTGTCGTCTTCGTCTTCGGTTTTACCGGACTGTTCTCTACGGGCCATAATCTTAGCGATACGGTCCATTCTGGCTTTATCTTCATCGGTAGGTTCCTGGTCGTTTTTCTCTTCAGGTTCCTCTTCCTCAGCATGACAAAGCTCGAACTCCATACCAGAATAGAATTGGCCCTGAGTCCGATCTTCAACCACACTCCCATCGCCGTGCGCGACATAGGAGTCGATCAAAGCTCCAGGATTAGCACCGGCAAGCACCAGACTTACTTCGCGAATAACGCCGTGAAGTACTTGACCGGCATGCTCCTTGAGCCTGTTCGCATAGATACTAAGAGCTGTGATGTCCTTATGACGGACAAGCTTCTTAGCGCGTTGGCCATTCTCAGTGTCGTTAAATTCAGCATAAACGAATACGCCGTCTTTACGATTTTCAAGTTTGGCCTTGCCCAGAATGTTTTCCGGACTATTGTGTTGGTGATTCCACACCAGAGGCACTTCAGTTCCATCCTGATCTTTGAACGCATCCTGCATGATGGTTCGACCATCAGAACACTTTATGCCGTTTCGTGTGGCATACCCTTGGAAATCCCATGGCATAAGCAGTTACTCCTCTCCCAAAAAATTGAAAACCGGGTTATTACCCGGTCGGTCCTCGCGGTGTTTTGATCCCGCTCTTCTTTTTCTTGCCGGACGGCGAATCTTCTCTCGAGAATCTCGGCAGGGGAGAGTTATTCGTCTGATTTCCAGGCAATGGTTTTCCGCATCCGCCAACAGATTTAATGGCGGAAGCCGCCATCGGTTCTTTGTATTCCTTGTATTCTTCCTCTGCTTCACCAGCAGGTTCGGAAATATTCGGATTACGCAGTTCATCAGCCCGAGGATCAGTGCTCGGCTTAAGGCCGATTTTCTGTCTCATTTCATTGGGGCTCATGATCTGGTTACGAACCATCTTATCCGCAATATCAGCGAGCTCGCTCGATGGGATAAGTTTAAACGGATCACGGAAGAACATCAGACTATGCCCTTGAGTACGGGCCGTCTTTGTCAGGAACTTGCGTTTCATTTCATCGACAAAAGCGCTGAGGATGGGCTCAACAATCCTGACATAATAATTCTGCAGGACTTTAGGTTCAGCAGAACCATCCATAATCGCCTGAGTGATGCCAATTTGGCTGAACAACAGGTTAGTAAGATATTCAATCTGCTTCATCAGGTTATTCTCAACCGGACGATTCAACTGAATGACCTTTTCGGTACCGTCAGTATAAGCGATCCCATAAGGGCCTTGCGCTAACTGTTTGGCGATATCTTGTCTACGAATTTCAGCCTGCTGACGTCTTGCTTCGGTCTTGATGACATAGGGGAGCTGAATAATCATGTCCAGACGACCGCTTGAAGCCTGCTCGTCAACAACATCCAAAAGTGCCAGTTTTCTGGCAAGACGTTGCATGGTCGAGTTTGGCTCATTCATTACAGCATACATGGGGTTTTCAATGATGGCGACGTCAAGTTTGTTGACGATCTTATCCTCATGTTCGCCCGTTTGATCATTGTAAATATTTACTCGAATTTGTTCTGGGAACCACTTATCGATTCTCGCAGTTCGAATTGAGTAAATATCAAAGCTACCAGGACCATTAGGTTCGTCATCAGTGTCGACAGGGACAAGAGCGACTGCACCCTCATCAAACATACTCTGTACCGCATCCTGAATAAAGGCGCGGCCGGTCTGATCAATGTTGGCTTCAATGTTCAGAACAGAATCAAGATCGTCTTTTACAATCTCAGAGAATCTATCCTGATCATCAACCTTCACGTGATGAATGGGAACGGACGCAACGTCGATCGCGATTTTATTAAACACGGAAGTAATAATACTTCGTTCATTACCACGACTGAAACGCATTCGATCCGGACGAAGTCCAGACCCGGGCCCTACTGTCCACGTAGGGTCTCTATTTTTGAACAGATTCCATGCATTCCGCACTCGGTCCAAAAATCCCATGTTGAACTCCTCCGTTTATTCGGTTTTAGAGAGAAAAGTTAATCATACATGATAACAGATTCAATGTATTCGAGGGTTTTTTCGTTCACTGGCAAGCCAAGATCCTTAAGAACCGTGGCACAATACTTTTCGAAAGAGGTATCCAGTTTCTGTTTAGCATCTTGATAAGGCTGATCTTCTTTTTGCAACTCAGATTTTCGTTTCTGCTGATTTTTATAGCTAAGCGGATGCTCCTTTTTAGCCTGATCTTGAATCCGATTCCATGCAGACCAAAATTCATTCTGAGCGGCGTCATACTCCTCAGCAGCTTGTTTATTTGCTTCAGTTTTAGAATGACCCGTCATGATATCTCCGCTATTGTCTATAATCTGATGACGCATGAACATATATTCCGAAGATGTTTGACCTCCGAAGAATGCATCTTTCAAGAATGCTTCTTTTTTCTCGTCATTATCTGCCTTTGAATATTTGTCCGAGGCTTCTTTCATATCAGCCGCATATGCGAAATCGAACAATGTTTTCATCCGACCTCTCTCTTCATTGGTTAATGTGTTGGTTGCGGCTTTTTCATAAAACCCGTTGAGTTGATCATTAACTTCTTTTCGAAGAGATGCCTGATCTTCCTTACTAAGACCATCGTATTTTTCTATACGACTATCGAGTTCCTGATCTTTGTAATCTTTAAGATCCTTATTATAAGTTTCCTTATCTTTCTCGATTTCAGCCTTTCCACGTTCTTCATTTTTCTCAGCTTTCTTAGCATATTTATCGGCTTTAACCCTATATTTATCTGCTTTAAGCTGAGTTTTATCTGCCTTTGCCTGGTATTTGTCGGCTTTTGCCTGGGCTTTATTTCCCTGTCCGACACCATAGTGTATGTATCCTTCAGGGGTAAGACTGCCGTCTTCGTTCTGCCAACGGCGAATACCGTGTTTCTGTCCCTTAATGCCGAAATGCATCAGATACTCGGCTTCATCTGGGGTGCAGAGAATCAATCCATGCGAAAGGGATCGATCCTGTTCCTCGGCAGTAAGGAATGCAATATCTGACATAAAAATATCCTCCGATCAATCCCAAAATACGAATGGCTTTATACGTTCCAGATTTGCTTCATTGATTGGAACGCCAAGATCTTTTAAAACTTGTTCCGGCATTTTAGCTGTAAGTTCATCGATTTCTTTGTTGATCTTGACAATTCGAGGGTCATTTTCATACATCTTGTTTAGTTGTTTGTGATTAACTGAGGATTTGTCCTTGAAAACTTCATTATAAATAGCCATATCTTTCTGACGAAGATCATGAATCCGATCGGTTATCTTCTTAAATCCATCGCTAACCCCAGTAGTCCAATACCAATCGCCGGATTTTGTAGAAATTTGTCCGGATAACCAAGATTCCAAATTTGTTAATTCTATAAAATCGGGATCAGCAAATAACTTACTATCAATCCATTGATGACACTCGGTCCAAGAATATCCTTTTTTCTGATAGTCAGCAAATTCTTGTGATCTCTTTTCAGATGCTTCATCAGATCTCCTAAGGATATCTTCAATAGCTTTAGCTTTTTCGGGGCTTCCGTCAGAAAGCGAATCAAGATACGCTATTTGTTCGTCGGATTTACTCTTACCAATCTGCTCGGCAACTTTTCGCTTATTATAATAAGCAGTGAGTAACCAATCCTTTAAACCATCCTCAATCTTACGCTCATCATGAGTAAGAAATTTCTTAGAATGAAGTTTATCAAGACGATCTTCAACATTCTTAAGAACTTCTTTTTGTACATCAGAATCGAGTTTATCGAATCTTTCTAATTGCTTTCCGAAATTAATTTCAGCTTGTTCTTTTTTAGATTCGATATCAAATTTAGCTTTTTCCTTTTCTTCCCACGCTTTGATTTCTTCTTTAGATTTACCAATCATATTCGGTGGGAGGTACATCGACTGGATTCGTTCTTTAATTCTTTGACTAAGAGACTTTCGTGGTTTTTCTTTAGTCTCCGTTTTTTCTTTTGTGTCAGATTTTTGTTTGTTTCCTTGCCCAACGCCATAATGAATATATCCTTCCGGTGTTAGACTTCCATCTTCGTTCTGCCATCGTCTTATTCCGTGTTTTTGTCCTTTTACACCATGATGAATGAGAACCGAATTCTCATACTCTTTCGGTATAAGTTGGAGGCCTGATCCACCATCGGTAAAATATATGGGCATAAACTCGGCCCTCCTTACATGAATGCATCTTTATTGAGTTTGTAGGCAATGTATGCGTCCATCAAAGCAGCGACAGCATCAATCTTCTGATCGGCACGCTTCTTGATGAGCATCTTATTACCATTAATGTCCACATCCAACATACAATGACCCATGGCAAAGGACATAAGAGCTTCATCAAAGATCAACATACGCTGTTCGGACAGTTTCTTAAGTTCGCCAAGCGGAACAGATTCCGTCCGCTTACCCTGAATTACTTTCTCAATACCAAACGGGCCATTTTCAGTTTCCCATCTAGCTATAAAGTCCTTAGCGTTATATGGGTCGTAACCAACGCAACGAACATCATACTCATGTTCCTGAATATAGAGATCAAGGTCATCGTAAACCTTATCCATATCAAGAACAGTACCATCCATAACACAGAGACTATCTTCAGTGATGAATTCTCCATATTTAACGTGCATAGTTGGAGTAAGTCGATCATAGGTAAGTTGACTAATATATGCCCGCGTTTTGATCCCGAATCTTCCTCCAGAAAGAGGGAATAGGAATGTGAACGAACAGAAGTCATCACCCTGTGACAAGTCGCAACCCATGGCACATGGAAGCTGCCAATAAATCTGTTTAGAGAAAGGTTGTGTCTCTGCATAGGTGAAGAAATACGTGGAGCCTTCCATTGGCAGATTAAATCTCTTTGCCAGGATGTCATTACGATCAGCAGGAGACTTTTCTGCAATTTCGACTTCACGCTGGTAGGTTTCATAAGTAACAGTGTGACCGAGATTGGGATTGGCTTTGATCCAGAGTTCAGGATGCGCAACTTCCTTGATGTCATCTAGCCGATAATACCAGATCGCTTGATAGGGGGCGTATATCTCTCCACGGAGGACCTTCATTAGATTCAGCTTAATGTCATCGCCGGTAGCATTACGTACCGTACCCTCAGAACTAATTGCCACGATCCAATAATCGGGAGTTTTAGCACAGCTTTGCCTGGCTGCGTTAATAACATTTTCCCGAATATCACAACTTAGCCATTCGTCGATAGTCATACCTTTGGTTCGGATGGACTGAAGTCTGTCAATCCGCATAGGTACGGTTTCGATATAGCTGTTTGTAACACTATATTCGATACCACGTTTGCTGGAATACAGCTTCGGACGATTGGCTTTGTTGCCAGTAGTATTATGCAGATTACCATCGACGAGAACCTTAAAGAGAGGTCCCTTAGCTCTGGTAATGGCAGTCCTAAATGGGGTCAGGGTTTCTTCTGCCTGGTCCGTGGTATAGGCAACCGCAACCTGGTGCGTTGTCGAGGTGTCAATGATGAGGAAATATGCCTGAACAAGAGTAGCAAACAAAGTCTTTGCCGCACTTCTTGGAATAATCAGGTATAGTTCATTGACGACACGCCGTTTAATGTATCGAATAGTCATTACTACTCGACCATCTGGTTGCGGGACGGGAACTTGTTGTTCCTCAAAGCGGAACCAAGCAAAAATCGATTCGGCCCAAAGTTTGAAACTATCAAGAAGTTTGAGATCGCCACCGTCAGTAAGTGTCATTTCCTCTTCACAGAAGGCAATAAATCCGTCGATGGCTTTGTCGTCGTAATAAAAATCCGGATTAGCGATCATATCGTCAATCCGGTGCATTTGCATCTCAATCGTTTCACATACGGGGATGAGTCCGGCCATGACTTGAGCACGGAACTCACCATAATACTTTGGCACTGCGGTATTTGATAACATCCTGATCCACCCCACTTATCGCATCAGGAAATCGTCACGCCAGCAGCAGCCATGTAACTTTTGACTCTATCTTCAGTAGTGCCAAGTGCTTTTGCAATATCGGCAACGCTTTTACCAGATCCAGCCATAGAACGAATTTGACTCTTTTCCGCTTTACTGAACTTCTGACCGTTTCCACCGTTGCCGGGATTACTCGGATTTTTATTCGGATTCGAATTATCGGGCTGATTGTTGTTTTGATTATCCTTATTTTTGCTCGATGATTGATCCTTAAACGCTTTCTGAAGAACTTTGTCGGTGAGTTTATCAATGGCTTTGTTGGCAAGCCGTTCGCCAAATTTCTTGAAATATTCACTTGCCACTTTTTCAAAAGTGCCTTTTTCTCTATGAGATCGTTCATTCAGAAGTTCTGAATATTGCTTTTCCTTCTGAAGTCGCGAGATACGTTTATCAAGTTCTGAGTCAGTCAAGCTGCGAATTTCACTTTGCTCTTTCTTAAGCGAAGCTTTCTCTTCTTTAGCTTTCTCATCTCGTTCTTTTTTAGCCGTCTGAAGTTTATCGTTGATGTCTTTGATCTTATCTTCAACATCTTTTTTGATCTCTTTATCCGACCGATTTCGTTTCTCTTCTTTTTCGCGAAGTTTCTTTTCCTTTTCTCGGAACTTAGAAGCTCGATAGTCGAACTTAGTTACAGAATCTGATCCAGACTTCTCTTTTGCTCTTTCGGCACGATGTTCATTCAGTTCTGCTTTAGCAGCATTTTTATCTGCGTTATTGCTACTTGTAGCGATCTTTACATGATCTTTTACTTCAGCAGCAGCGGCATCCTTAGCTTTCCCGACTCCGTAATGAATACGACCAAGTGGGGTAAGACTACCATCTTCATACTGATAGAGTCTTTCACCATTTTTGGAGCCTTTGGTTCTGTAGTGTGCAAGTGCCCGATTTTCCAGATCCTCACGAGTTACAAGCTCGATACTCATCCTGCGGACACCTCCCTTTGATGATTTTCGGCAGCGACATTAATTCGCCATTCAAATCGATCAATATCTCTCTGAAGAGCTTCTGCAATGGCGGACTGAACCGGCGGGTCAAACAACTGTCGAACCTTTGCAGCCATATATGACTTGACCATATTAATATAATTATGATCATTGCCAAGATAGTCAGTCCATGTGGCAGTAGCATCCTCTATAGAGAACCCGTTACTCGGACCGACGCCTAATTGCTGCAGTATCGACAGCGTAGTGTTAATATGCGTAATAATGTCATCATCGAAATCGTTATTGTCTTCACCAGACCCTACGAGTTTCTTGATTGACAATAAGATGCTATTCTCCATAGCACTGTCCTCCCTTTAGTCCTTCCACGGACATGTGTCATTAGGTCGCCGAGTAACGGGTTCTTGTCGAAGTTTAGATGCATCCCCGTAATGAATCGCTTTATGAGTATTATCAGAGGTGCTAATTAGGTATTCCGGATCCAAAGCATATTTGGTCTTATTGACAATATCGTCCACTGTTAAAGCATTCATATGATGAACGATCACAAGTTTAGGAATAGTAAGACCTTCAATACCTAGATCGCATGCGTTGTCTCGAAGTATCACATAATCTCGTACCTCAAGCCATTCGCCAGATGTGTAGAATCTTTGGTTGAGATACCGCATCCAACGAAATGTCTGTTCACCAACAATTCCTTTGTCACTTAGGTAATCAAATCTTTCTCTAAATGTGGGAAGTAATATCAACTCTGAATAAGTTCTGATTATGCTAGACTGGCGGGGCACTGAATTCCACTCCTTCATCACCTCTATATCGAGAGAAGGCGGCCATAGCTTCCTGCCATTTTTGTTCAGAGTTGACCTGAGCTTCGAGTGCTTTAATCTTGGCATCCTTCAATTCAAGATCTTTCTTCATATCCTCACGTTCCATCTGTTCGCGAGGGGATGCCATTTTGAGAAAATGCAATACCATTGAGTTCGAAGCAGTACCATTAGCAAGTCGTTGCTTGGCGATATCCATTGCCATCGAAATGCACTGCATCTCATCGGTTGTTGGTGTTAACCCGGGTCTTAGTCGGGCAGGAGTCGTGGAAGACTCCGTACTTGTAGAGCGACCCATTGTACTTCGTCTCCCTTCTTATATAGTTATACGGTACTTGAAGGAGCTTGCGGGGTGGTTTGGACTGTGTTGAAAGGAGCATTCCCGGCCATGAGGCGAACCGGTTCAGTAAAAAAGAACACAGGAAAGGTGATGACCATTTTTCAAGGAGGTGAACAGCATGAAGAAACTCAATCCCTAGGTCTATATACCCCGCAAGCTCGTTCAAATACCGTATTCTGGAGTCTCCGGAAATCGATTATCAAAAAATTCCCCCGGAGGAATTTCAAAG